GGTACTAACTGGAATAAAGCCAGCTTGCCACTATCTGAGACATCAGCTAATCCAGACATCGGACCAATGCGGAACAACGATAAGCTAGGCTATAACGACAATTCTATTACTGACAACAATATTGCCAACCTAGTATTGGAAGGTTCATCTAGAACTGAAGATGGAGGGATACGAATTGACCATTCTAGCTCACCAGTAAAAGCACAAATATACTATAATGAAGCCTGGCATGAGTTTATTGCATTTGATGCGTTGCCAGCACTTACCCACACGCAGAAGAATACACAGATGTATGCCACCATCGGCAACTCATTACTGACTGATGCTAGCGGCAATCCATTGGTGCAACAATATGCGATGTCTATTGGTCCACTAGCAGCCAAGCTAGAGCTAGATGGCGGAACTTTTTAATTAAATAAGGAAGAAGGAAATTATGTCACAGCAAGAAATAACCATTGAAATCAGCGAAAACAACTTGGAACAGTTACGAGCTATAGAATTGAGCGAAGCAGATAACAAAAAAATAGAGAGGTTTCAAATAAACCTAGAGATTGAAAAACTAGAATCGAAAATATCAGAGTTGCAAACAGCCTTAGAAAATATCGGGGAATAAAATGGCAAGTACTATATACATAGCACCAACGGGAAACGACACAACGGGAACAGGCACAACAGGCGCGCCATATCTTACATTGACTAAAGCCATTACGGCAGCGACAGCTGGCGACACTGTTTTTTGCAAGAATGGTACTTATGATTATACTAACGGATATACACAGTTTAACAAAAATATTACTGTAACCTGTGAGGCTCAGTCAACGGCTATTTTCGATTGCCATAATACAGGGAGTAGCCAACCAATAACAGCTGATATGACTTTTGAAAATATCGAATACCGCAACTTTAGGGGAAGCTTCAACACGGACAATGTATTTGGACAATATGCTAACGGAATTATATTAACACTAACAAAAGTAGTAGTAAGAGATAGCGCAATCAAAGCAAGACCAGGTTTCGCGCGAGGCGGAATTGTAGCAAGTAACTACTCGATATACGAAAAAAGCGGCGGTACTTTTATTCTAGACCGCTGCAAATTCTTTAATATAGAACAGTATTTGACGACCGAGACATCATCATTTATCAACATCCAATCTGGCAACGTCACACTAGTAAACAATTTGTTTCATACGAAAGCGCCCGCTTACGGAAACAGCGCCGTTAAGTCAATATTAGGCGGAATGGGAGGAACGAACTGCACCATTAAAAACAATATCTTTTACAATGGCTCAGGAGTAGCGACGCTGTTTAACACGCCAGCAATAGCGCCGATATATGAAAACAACGACGCGTATCTAGTTGACAGCTTGCCGAGCGGTATAAATAATTTGACCGTCGACCCGTTATTTGTTGACGTTAATACTGCGAACTTCAATCTGAGACCAATGAGCCCGCTGATTGAGGCAGGTCAAATCCTATGAGTAAGTTAAATCGCTCAGACTATCGAATCAGGTTCTTTAGAGGGGTGGCTGCGAATATTGAGCACAACAGCGGAGCGACTGGTGAACCACTTTACGCTACTGACACAGGCGAGGTCTATATCCATAACGGCACTAAGTTCGTGCCAATCATTACTAATCGAACGCCTAGCAGTGCTACTGATACTGGTATCAAAGGTCAGGTGGCATACGATACAAACTATATTTATGTTTGCGTAAATAGTAATGTATGGAAAAGGGTGAGTATTTCGACATGGTGAAATAAAAACTTTCAGTATATGATATAATATACACATATTATGGATATAGTTTATGTTGTACGTGAAGGTGATAATAATGAGGCCCTTCGTTATTCTTTAAGATCTTTAAAAAATATAAAGCACGACAATGTTTACATTGTTGGGCACAAACCAAAATGGGTAAAGAATGTTATTCATATTGAGCGCATGCAACGCACATTTAATAAATTTCAAAATATTACTAGAAATATGTACTATGCATCAAAAAATAATGAGATATCCGAAGATTTTATGTATATGGATGATGACAATTACATCATGCGAGAAATTGACGAGGTGTATCCTCAACACAGGGGGGACCTATCTATTTTAATTGATTTTTATAGAGAGCAGGGAAGTAAGTTATATGTTGAGGGTCTTGAGGACACTGCTAGATGCTTAGATTCGTTAGGGATTGACAGGAAGTATTCTTATGAATTGCATATACCTATGATATTTAATAAAGAAAAACTTCGCTACTTACTAGAGTTAAATGATAGCCACGCAATACAAGCTCCTATATTTAATGTGAGGTCCTACTATGGAAATTATTATAGTATTGGTGGTCAACACATGAATGACGTAAAAGTGCGTGACACATATCAAAATAGGTTAAGTTGGATTAAAGGTAAACGATATACATCGTCTGCTGGTGTAGGCCCTACGGGTTTTTTACTGCAACATCTTAAGGATTTGTTTCCAGACAAAAGCCATTATGAGTAGAATTATGGTACAATTAAACCATTAATAAATTTTATGGGAGCTTAAATGGGAGAATATAATCCAGGACTACATTCTCCGTGGGTAACTGTAGATGAATTTTTGAATTGTTATGGTGGTGAGGACGAGAACATATCTACCACTGACATTGCTTACGCTTTAAATATTGCATCAAACACACTGTACATACTATCAGGAAGACAATTTCGTGGGATACGTGAACAGACAGTAACTGTGTGTAAAGAAAATTGCACCAACACTGTACAAGCTGATCGTTGTGGTTCTGAAAATGAAATATCTATTGGTTATTGGCCTATTACAGATTTAAGAAGTATTAAGTTTGATGGTGTAGAACAATTACCTGCTAGAGACATAAATGATGCCTTTATATCAACACCAAATTTTCAAATAAATGAGTACCGATATATAGAAAAATTAGATGGTAGATGGCCAACCCAAAGTGGGCAAGATTTTCAAGAAGTTGTCATCACTTTTAAGTATGGAATTACTCCCCCAGATGCTGGCAAAGAAGCTGTAAAGCACATGGCCTCTGAAATACTAGACGGTATGATGAAAAAAGAGTGTGGAATCTCAGATCGTGTGACACATATCACACGACGGGGTACTTCATTAACTATTAGGGATTATGACATACTGACAAAAGACTTTATAGGGATAAGTGTTGTAGATACATTTATCCAAACATACAACCCAACTAAAACAAGAATACAGTCTTTCGTAATACAACCAGGAAAGACTGCCAAAGTGAGAAGGAAAAATACTTAATGGCAGATTTATTAGATGAAAACGGTTACCACATTGGTAACACAGAAGGTATGGAAAATACTGAAAAACAGGATAAAAAAGTAGCTGAAGACGCTACAAAAAAAGTATCTAAGGATGAAACAAAGAAAAAATAGCAGAAATGGTATAAATCGCCTTAAATGATGGTAAAGTAGTACAAATATCATTTTAGGAGTTTTTAATGTCACAATATGCATGCTATGCACCGTTCAAGCTTTGTGTAATCCGAGCAGCACGTCTGGGAGCTGACTGTAAAGTCGTTCCAGGTGTCACTGGCGGTTTCGCATCTTCTGGCCTCATGTCACTCAATGTGACCACTGAAAAAGAGTCAGGTCAAGAATATCAATTAAAGAATGGCTGTGGAGACATAGCTCATTATTTGCGCGACAGTGATCGTACAAAGAACCTTAATGTAACTCTTGAAATGACAGGCTACGACTTCGAAGCTTTAGAGCTTTTAACTGATGGCGCATTAATCCTTGATAACGAATCTTCACCTACTGTTGTAGGTATTTCTGATCCAGGTATCAATGCTGCTAGAGGTTATGGCGCATACCTTGAAGTTTGGGAAAAAACTATTAACGGTTCAAGTGACTGTGAAGTAACTGCAGGAGCTGGCTTTGGCTGGTTTAGAACTGTACTTCCAAGAGTATTCCTTACAAGAGATGATACAGAGTATGGTAATGATATACACAGTGTTAAGCTTTCTGGATATGGATTTGCTAACCCTGCTATAACATCTGTAGGACCTTTCAATGACTACCCAGTTTCTGGACCATTAGATCCAACTTCACCTAGACACATCTTTGGTGACGTTAGTGGCCCTCCTTCAACTTCTTGTGGATATGTGACAGTACCAGCACCATCAAGTAGCTAAATATATAATTAAAATAAAAAATATAAAATTCGGTAATACCACAAGCTTCAGTTTGTGGTATTATTGTATATAATGAGTAATTTACATCCTGATGCACCATATGACGCTTGTAATGCGGTGCTTAATGTAGCTCGTAGCGCATTTACAAATAAAGAATTACAATCTTATGATTCTTATGTGGCACTAGAACCACCTGCGGAAGATTGTTGCGGATTACTAGTCGCATACACATCGGGGATAACCCCATCTTTTGGTATTGACGAGAATCGAGACTTCGGTGTCTATGTCTACACAATTGAAATAGTAATAGCTTTACGTGAATGTACACCTCCTCTTAAATCTGATGGCAGCCCTCCAAGTGGCACTGAAATTAACACATACGCCAAAAAATCTTCACAAAATGCTTGTCGAATTATTAACGCTATTTTATGTGCAAGAAAAGCAGGTAATTTTATACCTTCATGGGAATGTACATTTAGCACACCCCCTTATGCACAAGTAGTTGAAGAACTAGGCCAATGTGCTGGCTGGGATATATCAATGGCACTAGAACTCACATAATATATAGGAGAAATAATGAAATATAAAGCAACAGTAAATTTTTTGGGGTTCATACCTGGGGAAATTGTCGAAATACCTGAAAACAATGACCTACCAGAATCATTCTTCACAAATGGATTTTTAGTGCCTTTAGAGGATAAGCCAAAAATTCAAAAAGAAAAAGGAACGAAAAAAAATAAAGTTGAACATACCAAAACAGTATTATTAGATACTAATAAGGATAAGAACACCTCAACCCCTCTAAAATCTGATAAACTAGACTAATATGGCATTTGTTAACTTTAAGATTGATAAGAGAGTACAAGATGATATTCTTCAAGGTCGTTCTAGAGGTAACAAACTAGTACCAACTATGAAAAAAGAAGGTAACCGAGTAGCTAAACAAGCTAAAGAGAACACCATGACTGCGCGAAACAATCAAGCAGCCCCATACAATAAAAAAAATAGGAAAGATAGTTCTGGACTACTTGGAGGTAAAGGTGTTAGAGGTATAAAAGGTTTTTCTGGCGGGGCTGGAAGATACAAAACAGGGAAACTAGCTAATAGTTTTGTTGTAAAAGACAGGATTACTGGAGGTGCTCCAGAAATACGAGTTGGGTCTTCATCCCCTATTTTTGAGTTTCATGAATTTGGAACTTCGAAAACAGGTTGGGGCCGAGGGATTTTACCAGGACATATGTTAAAAGATGCGATTACGGACACATTAGGTAGAGCGACTTCCAGAGTAGCTGGTAGATCCGTTTACAAAGCTATAAGTAAACCTTATAGCTTCTTAGATTACTAAAGGAAAAAATGTCAGAAATAAAAGACTTTGATCAAAAAGTTGCAGCAATTAGAGAAGAAAAAGGTGAAGGCCCTACATTTCGATTAGGTGGAGAATCATTTAAATGTGTTCCATTTATCGCAACGGGTACTTACGCAGAATTTATGGACAGCACTACTGAGGGAGATTTTTTATTTTATTATAAGTTTCTTGACTCTGTTGTTGAATCTAAAGAAGATAAAGATAAATTACATAAAGTTTTATACGAATCTGGAAACACACTACCAATGTCGATATTAGAAGATATCGTGAAATGGTTGGGTGAGGAGTTCTCAAAAGAACCTTCGAAGTCTTAATAATTCTTTATGATTTATTGACTTCTGACTGGGATTACTACGAAACAAAAGCATGGTTGGCTGGGAAAGATCTTCTCAATACACCACTTAGACAAGCGTTAAACCTTGTGGCTTTTAGTGTCGTTGACAATAGTGAAGGTGAACATTCGACGAAATTACGTGAACTATTTAAAGGACAAATCTCATACAGGGACTTCGATCAGTGGGCGGATGCCCAAAAACCTATAGAGGAGCAAAATAGAGGGCTAACACCTGAACTATTAGCAGAACTCGCAGAATTTAAGGAACAGAGTAATGGCAATCGGAGCGTCGCAGGGTAACGTAATTGCGTCGGCATTTGTCCGTATTCAACCTGAAATATCTGGTTTCGGCCCTGGTCTTCGTCAGGCTATGGCTACTAACCTTCTCCAATTAGAGAAGCAAAGTGATGGGTTTTTTGATAAATTAAAAGGAAGTATTGGAACTGCTTCTAAATTACTTGTAACAGCTAGTGCCACCTCATTTTCATTAGTAGGTGGTCTAGCAATACATTCTGCAAGTCAACTACAAGTTATACAAAAATCCTTTGAGGGTCTTTTTGGTGGAGTTGCAGAAGGTAAAAAACAATTTGATAGGGTTTTTCAATTAGCAGAAGTCACACCTTTTGAAGGTGGAGCACTCGCTAAAAACTTTCAACGCTTCGTAGCAGCTTTTAAACTTGGTGGAGATGATATTGGTAAAGCCTCTGATAGATCTATAGAGATCTTAAGAACTTTAGCTGACGGTGGTTCTGCACTGGGTGCATCTACAGAAAATATTGATGGTTTTTCCCTTGCCCTATCTCAGACAATTGGTAAAGGTAAACTAACTGGTGAAGAAATTCGTCAATTTACAAACAACTTAAATGGTTTTAACGTAGCTGGACAGGTTGCCACATATATGTATGGCGACTCCCTCCCTGGCAGCATGGCTAAATTTTACGCAGAAATGCGAAAAGGTAATATCACATCTGATATTGCTATTGAGGGTATATTAAAAGGTTTACGTGAAATACCAGGAGCGGCTGGCGCATCTGAGCGACAATTACGCACCATGTCCGGTGCCTTATCTACAGTAAAAGACATCTTTGAACGATCCTCTTTTAATGGTATGGGTGAAGCCTTAGATATCTTTGCAAACGCTGCTGTGGACTCATCTGAGAGCTTACGTGCTGTATTCACAACAGCTAGTGAAGGTATTGGCGACATTATGATCACAGGTGTTGATCTAGGACAAAGAGCGCTTAGAGATTTTGATAGTCTCTTTGGTAAGTTTGTACAAGGTAACATATCAACGTATAAGTATTTATTAGCAGGTGCTTCAGATGGTCTATTAGAGTCCTTTAAGCAGTTCGACCGTCTCGGTAAGCTGATGATTGAGAACCAGCCTTATATATTTAATATTGGCCAATCACTAGGTAAACTATCTGTTGCCTTTTCAGTGTTTTACACAAATGTTTTTGAAGCATTAGAGCCAGCTTTTAGAGGTGGTACAGTACTATTAGGTCTATTCGCAGATGGATTTATGGCAATTAACGATGTCATAAACAATACTGTACTTGGTGCAATACGCGAATTTGGACATGAGTTTTTCACAACCGTACTAACGGTACGAGATGCTTTCACTAACGCCTTTAAAGGTATGGGGTCAACAACTGACACATTCTTAACTTCACTTTTTGGGGTTGCACACGGTGTTGAGAATATTCTATCAGTACCATTTAAATTCATTCGAGAATCTGCAGATGATATAGCAGTAGCTTTTCGCAAGTTAGTTGAGACAGTTGGTCCGTCATTTACACAACTTCGCGGCTCGTTAACTATATTAGGAGAAGCGTTCCATAACTTTTTAAATGCAATAAACCTGGATAGTGTATCTGCGTTATTTATTAACACTGTAAAACATATTGTTGAAGGCTTTACAGCTATTGGCAGTTTTGGAGCAATGGCGACCGATATTCTTGCAGGATTCTTAAAAATATTACAACCAATAATTGGCACATTAGGGGAACTACCTGCACAATTACTAGCAGCATTTTCGATTTTTAAATTAACTGGCTCACCATTATTAGCTTTTATTTCAATGTTAAAAGATTTTGATACAGGGCTATTAGTTTTCTTTGTGACACTTACAAAAGTTGTTCCAATGATAAATCAATTCCAAAAAACACTGATGGCATTATCTGCTACAGGAACATTTACAAGTTTAAAACAGATTGGAACTACCTTAGTTGGTATTGGTGTTGGAAAACCTGCCATAGAAGGTACAACCCAATCATTAAAAGGTCTTCTAGAACAGCTAAAGGCATCTGGCGCAATTACTTCAAAAAATGCTAGACATCTTACTAATTTTTTTGATCGTAAGGGATTATTAGAAACTAATGTAGCTCTCAAAGAAAACCAAGCAACAGTGCTTAATTCAATTAATGGAAACAAAAAATTAAGTAGAGATTTACCTGGATTAGAGAAAGGTTTTGCAGGAATACACACAGAAGTCTCTAGGGGTACAAGGTTACAAGCTGCTTGGACTCAAGGAATGTACCAAGGCAAATTAGCTATTGCGCAAGCACAAGATGTACAAACTAAATATAACGTAGGTATGAAAAATGCCAAGATAAACACCGATTCAGTATCTTCTGCAACTAATAATGCATCTAATGGCATGTCCAATTACGCCAAAAACTCAAGTAAAGCTAATGTCGCAATGGCATCTGGACTACAGCCTGCATCAAAAATGGGAGGATTATTATCCTCTGTTGGCGGTATAGCTGCATCATTAGGTATTGGTGTCGGAATAAGTTTATTCACAGCACATCTTGCTAACTCAGCTCAAAAAGCTGCAGAACTAAAAGGTAAAATAGACGAAACTAAAGCTGCTGCTGTGTCGTTTATGACAGCCACAAGCTCTGAAGCTAGACAAAGTGGTTTTGAAGCCCTTGTAGCTGATTTAAACAATAAAATGAATGGCAATGATAATTCTAGAAAAGGATTTACAAATAGTTTAGTTGCTAATAACCTATCACCTTCTGACTATGTTAACTTATCTTTATCTTCTAAAAAGGAAGATATGGATAAAATTGCATCAGTCAATAAGGATGCCTTAACTAAAACATTAAATATTGGGAAAGATCTATTTGAAAAACAAGTAAAAGGACCTAGGAACGCATCTGATAAAGTCCAAACTGAGGGTAAAAAACTTCTCACAGATATGGCTAATGCAGGAATTGACCCAACAAAGTTTGGGCGAGGTCTTGGAATAAACGATAAGGGTATGAGAGAGGCCCTATTAAAAATTGCTAAAAGTAAAGGTATAAAAGTTGGTAAAGATTGGGATAACTCAGGGATAGCAAGTTCACTTGGATACGATACCTTTTTTAATAGTGGTGAAAATTTTCAATTTAAAGGTAAACTTGATAAAACTCGTGAAGCGGTTGCCGCATACGCGACTGGTCTTAAAGATGCTAAAAAAGAAGCAGCTGATTTAAATAAACAAGAACTTGCAAATGGTAAAGTTCTAAAAGAAAACATGACGACGTACCAGGCAGCAGCTAAAGGACGTACTGACGCTATTAAAGCTTCTGGGGACTACTTTAAACAACTTGGTGAGGCTAATACTAAAGAGAATATAGCAATAAGCAGTACTGCTTTTGCAGGGTTTAAAGGACAAAACTTAACTAATACTAATTTTGGTTACACAGATGCCGGTATGAAAGTTGCAAGTCCTTTGTTGGGGTTGACAGAGACAGAAAGCACTCTTATAGGAAACACTAACCAAAGTATTGCTAGTGCATTTGATTTAATGACTAAAACTAATAATGAGTTTGATGCGTTGGCAAAAAAGATTGGAATGTCTGATACGCAAGTTGCACAGATTAGACAGAATTTTGGTAATTTATCTATACCAGAAGACTTTGCTACATTTATGAATAAATTAGCTACTGAAAATGGTGGGATAATTGACCCTAAGCAAATAAAAGAAGCTGTTAAGAAAATGACAGATTTGAAAATGACGCCTGAACAACAAAAGGTGTTTTTGGAGAGTATAGAAATAGATTCTGTGCGTAAAGAATTTGAGAAAGCTTTTAAGGATGTGAAAGCCAATGTGATTGTAGGGTTTAGCACTGAGGAAGCTACAACTGCGGCTGGTAATTTAAAGGATCAGGTGATAGATAAAAAGAATTATAATACGGCATTTAACCCAAACAGTGTGAAAGGTGCTGCTAACTTAGCTGATTTCAGATCAATGTCAAATGATATATTCAATCAACAAGCCAAAATAAATGCAGACTTTAAATCTGGTGTTATAAACTCAGTTAAGTATCAAGAAGAGATAGCTAAAGTTAATAAGCTATATGGAGAGTCTCTTAATGAGTTGAACAATAATCCAATATTGATTTCTAGATTAAGAGTACAAAGTGGAGAGGCTACTAATTATGTAGCCCAAGCAAAATTATTAGTTGAAGGTAAGACACCTGTCCAAGCTGAAGCTTTTTATAAAGAATTTTTCCGCCAATTTGGTGAACCTGGTTCTCAAGATAATTTCCCCCTCCGTTTCAGTGTTAAATTCGGTGTAGATGGTGGTGCTGCAGGCAGTGCTTCCAATACGGACTTAGCTTCAGTACTAGATTCTGAGTTTAAGAAATCAAAGAACGATAATAAAAAACTTAATATTTTAATTGGTATAGACCCAACACAAATTGCTACTTCAATAAATGAGCTTGGATACGACGCAAATGCTATTAAGTTAAAGGTACTCCCTGAGATGGATGCTGAACAACGTAAAGCGTTCCTTAGTAGTTTATATGATCTCAACCCAAAAGTTGTAGTTGATCTTATATATAATAACACACTCACAGCAGATGAAATTGTGACTCTAATTCCAAAAATGAGTGATGAAGACTTACAAAAAGCCATTTATAAGATACCACTTAAAAAATTCATAGATATTTTACCACAGCTAAACGATGAAGATTTAAAAAGAACACTAGCTAAATCAACAGATGCCCGATTACTAAAAGTATTCCCTAAATTAGACCCAGAAGAGTTTAAGAGAGAGCTTTCTCTACTGCCAGAAGAACGATTAATAGCCTTAGTACCACAAATGAAACCAGAACAAGCTGCAATAGCTTTAGAGACGGTTCCTCAAGAAACTTTTATAAAAATAATATCAAACATGGACGACAATGCTTTACAAGCTAGTCTTGCGCTTATACCTGACCAGAGTTTTAATAAAATATTTACGGATCTAGATCCAGCCGCACTTGAACGATCAGTCACTCTAATGAGTGCCGACCAATTGGCTAAAGTTATCCCTTGGTTAGATCAACCCACATTTAACGCTGTGACGGCAGTGATGACATCTGATCAGATTAAAAATATATTCCCAACTCTTACTCCAGCTGGTCAAGCTGCTTTTAAAGCTGCTCTAGAGGCCATAAATCCGGCCTTGGCAGGTTCTTTGAATTTATCAAAAATTACAGGAGCGTCAAGTTTCATTATAAGTGATGGGACAGTAACAGGTAGACGTACAGGTAATATACGCTTATATGCGGATGGTGGGCTTGTGCACCGAGCAACAAACGCAATAATTGGTGAAGCAGGTAGTGAGGCAGTTATACCTCTAACTAGGCCGTCTCGTGCCCTACAATTGATGAAACAATCTGGTCTTTATGACCTAGCTATGCGAAATGCTGGTAATAGTAATTATACCAGTAGCTCAAATCAAGTTTACAACACGAACAATATAAATGTAGATGCTCGTGATATTAACTCACAAGACCCAGAAGCGACAGCTATGTTCTTGGCATCACGACTTACTGAAGGAATTAGAAGATAATGGCAGAATTTAACGGGTGGATGTGTTTTGGGGGTAATGAAATATCCTCATGGAGCCGTGTAAACCAAAATCTTAGATGTGAGGATAGACCAGCGGATGTTGGTGGGTGTTTTCCACAAATAATAAATGATTATTCTTGCCCTGCAGATTATATAGATATAGAAGAAGATCCGGCTCCTTGGCATGATGAAGATGTTCCTGCATCTTATGAGTTTATGGGACTTTATGTGCATGAGGTCACAGGACTAGACGGTCCTCCTTTTCTTCGTTCTAGTGCCGTAAATAATGCAATTGGTGGATCTTTGGCCCGTCTTAAGTATAACGGTAGGGAGATGGCTGTACGTGGGGTCATGTATGCCACTACTTGTCGTGGTATGGATTTTGGTATACGTTGGTTGAATCAAGCGCTATTAGGTGCTGCTGATTGTAATGGTTGTCCAGAAGATGAATTAATAATAAGATCATGTTGTCCATCTGAAAGTGAGACAGATGATGATGGTCTTCTTACGTTTAAACGTACTGGTGTATTAAACCCACCTAGGTATGTAAAACCAATCGAAAGTTGTGGTTGTTTAGTTCGAGAAGTTACTTGGTCTTTCTTTTCAGAGATTCCATATATGTTTACTAAAAAATTAAGTACAGTATCTGTAACTTATAATGATGCAGAAGATAGTTGTGCACCCCAGTGGTGTAGTCCTTGCCCAGCTGATGATACTGCCCCATGTGCAAAAGATGCTTTACCAGAATTAAGTTTGTCAATTAGTGCAACTGCTCCAGCTAATAATTGGTATATTGGTGTTCCATTTAGTGTAGGTGCTGAAGTTTATTATGACGGGTTCATGTACAGAGCTATTGTAGATACTACAGGTAACCAACCAAATACAAGTCCTACACAATGGAATCAAATCGATAGGGTTGGTACCTGGTCAGCTATTGGAGGTTGGTTCCCACGTACAGGTAGTTTTCCATCACAAGATTATTACTACACTATTGACGGCACCCCTAATTTAAGTAATACATGTTATATTGTACTACGAGAAGATTATACATATACAGCAGATTTTGATTTAGAATTAGGCGTACCTACTACTTGTAGAATACTTGTTCAAAATAGTGAAAAATACACAGGTTGTGAAGATCCTGTTTATGATAGTATTTTTGAGTCTCTCATAGAAACAGATTGTGCGTGTAGACCACCTTTTGCCGTAAAAAAATTAACTTCTATTGCCGATAATGGTTCAGATTGGGTTGACGCAACTACGATTATAAAAATTACTACTGGTACAGATATTTTAAGAAATTTAATTCTAGAAGTTTTAGAAAATCCTAAATATTTAGATGTGTACCCAGAAGGTGATGAGGATTATTGGGATTGTCAAGATACTTGTGGTGGTTTAAGTATTCCGTATTTACCTGCAAATAGTGTTTTAACAATTGACGGGTTAAACAGACAAATAACTTTAAAATGTGGATTTAACACTCAATCGGGAGATAAATATGTTTATTCTTCAGACGGTACATTATTTTCATGGATTGATATATCATGCACACCTATAATTTTACGTTCGTTAGCACATCCCGCATTTATAAATAATAAAACATCTATAGTAGTTGACATCTGGGAGCGAAGAATATAATGGCTGGGTCAGATACATTAGGTAATGGCTCTTATAGAGTACAAGTCCAACACAAACCAAAACAATCTGATGACGGTAGGATAACTGCTGGAAATATTGGTGAATTAACAACTACTCGTATATTCTGGGAAAGAATTTTAGATGACACATCAACAGCATCTTGTGTTGTACCAACAACAGGTTTAGGGTCTGAACAATGCTGTGCAATTTTAGAAGATGTGACACCTATAGCTGATGAACTTGTTATTTATAGGAATGAGCAACCTGTTTGGGTTGGTCCAATAACACGTATGACTTATTCAGATGATCTTGTTACAATACAAGCAAGTGATCTTTCTTGGTGGTTAAATCATAGAGTATCTAGGGTTAATCATTTGTGGACACAAACTGATCTTTCAACAATTTTTCAAACACTTATTGAGGATGCTATAGCTCTTGATGATTTCCATATGTTATATCAAATAAATCAATCAAATATATTAGGAGATCGTGAAGTAAAAGTTAATGATTATAAATATTATGGAGATATTTTAAGAGAACTAGCTGATACAGGAATTGATTGGACAGTACATTTACGTAAACTTTTTGCTGGTGGCTACACTGTACCAAATGCAACTCCAATAGCAACTCTTAGAAGTGATCATTTTGCTGGTGGATATGATCTATCGATACAAGGTGACATTATGGCTACAAACACCATTGTAAAGGGAGACAGTGATGCAGCTACTGCTAACTATGAAATACCAAGTGGTCAATTTGGTTTAGTTGACGCTGTATGGTCGGAGAATGATATTAAAGATTACAACTCAGCTTTACAAGCTGCTAAAACACGTTGGGATATGTTTAAAAAACCACCAATTTATTTATCAAATCCAAATAAGAAGAAGAAAATTAAAGTAGATAATGCTACTTCAGATACGAGTGCTGCAATTTTAACAGCAGACGCTCCTGTGAATATTGAGAAATTAATACCAGGCGCAACTGTAAAAATGTCAGTTAATTATTTATGTAAATTACTTGAATTTGAATTGAGATTGAAGAGGGTATCTGTAACTGTTGAGAACAACGAAAATGTAGAATTAGGTTTGATACCTGTTGGTACATTGGGAGCAGGTAACTAATGAGTATTAGAGATAGTAACCAGACAATACAAGAGTATATAAAAAAATTAGAAGACCGCATTAGATCCTTAGAAATAGGTAATAGAGTATCTGCTAGATCATGGCAAATACAAGAAAATACTGACGGTGATTTCATATTTACTCATATGGACGGTCGAACAATTACAATTGGGAAATCTGGTGCAGATATTGTACTATCTGATGGGGAAGGTGGTGCCTTAACATTAGGTGAAACTTCAACTACAGCATACCGAGGTGACAGAGGAAAAACTGCATATACACACTCTCAAATAGCTTTAGGAAACCCTCATAATGTTACTAGATCAGATTTAAATTTAGGTGTAGCAAATAGCCCAGAATTTAATGCTTTAAATATTGGACATGCATCTGACACAACGATAACTCGCACAGATGCTGGGAACATCTCAGTTGAGGGTAAATTAGTATATCGTGCGGATGGAACGGACGTACCTATTGAAGATGGTGGAACAGGAGCCTCAGATGTAGTAGATGCTCGAACAAATTTAGGTCTTACTATTGGCACAGATGTTATGGCATATGATGCTACAAATGCTACAAGTGATAGTACAAATACTTTTACTAATAAGGCTATAGATGCTAACGATACTGGAAACTCTATTACTAACCTCGAGGTAGAAGATTTTGCGGGTAGTGCAATAGTCACTGCTGCAGAAGGTACAGCATCTTCTGATAATGACACATCCTTACCAACTACTGCAGCGGTTATAGATGCAATTGATGCTGCAATTATATCTGCTGGTTCCGGTGATGTTGTAGGACCATCTTCATCGGTAGATAGTGAAATCGCCTTGTTTAGCTCAACGACAGGTAAACTCATTAAAAGAGCTACTGGATCAGGTCTAGCAAAACTTACTTCTGGTGTCTTATCTATTGCAAACGCTGGTACAGACTACTATGCCCCAGGTGGTGCTGACGTTGCTGCGACTGATGGTGGTACTGGTCTTAGTAGTTATGCAGTTGGTGATATTTTATATGCCCCAACAACCTCAACTGTTGGTAAATTAGCAGATGTTGCTACTGGTAATGCAGTAATCTCTGGCGGAGTTGGTGCTGCTCCTAGCTATGGAAAAATTGGATTAGCTACTCATGTGAGTGGTAATTTACCTGTTACGAATCTTAATTCTGGTACTTCGGCATCTTCTAGTACATTTTGGAGAGGTGACGGTACATGGGCTACCCCTTGGTGGGAAGAGTTAGGACGTACAACTTTAGGTAGTGCTGGAAATACTATCTCTGTTGCTTCATTTGCTGCACGTAAATATCTATATATCATTGTAGGCGTAACAGCAACAGGTGGTGTTGGTAAAACAATTAATACAAATATCACTTTTAATAGTGATACGGGAGCAAATTACGGTAATAATTATTTTGTTTTAACAGGTTCGGGTGCAGCTTTATATAATACAGCAGTTGCAGGACAAACAAGTATTCCAATTGATAGTGGCACACCATATAACACTAATAGTTTCATGATCACAGGGACTATTTTAAATTTTCAAACATCTAACAAACAAATGACATTGGATGGAACTTGGTCTTTAAATGGTAATAATGTACCTACACCAATTAAAATTTGGTCTAATTGGGATAATACTGCAAACCAAATTACTACCATCACACTAACTAATACAGGTGGTACTGGAAATTTTGCTATTGGCTCAGAGTTAATAGTTTTAGGACACAATTAATATTTTAAAATACAAAAAATAACACTAGGAACTCTTTTGAACCGTATTAAATGGTAAAATTGTAGTAAAAGGAAAATTTTTATGGCACGTTGTGGATGTGGATCATCATGTACATGTCTATTCGAGGACTCGGATAGCTTAATAATAACAGGTAATGGTGATAGTACTAATGGATATCAAGGAGAACTCAGGATAGACCCTGCTTCACCTACTGCGGTAACTATTAGTGCTGCTGGTATTAGCGTTGCATCAGTTGGTGGCGGTGGCGGTGGGCTTACTGACGGTGACAAGGGTGATATAACTGTATCAGGTACAGGTACTGTACTTACTATTGATAATGATGTAGTAACTTATGCTAAAATGCAGAATGTAACCGCTACAAATAAATTACTAGGTCGTTCAACTGCAGGTGCTGGTGATGTTGAAGAAATAACATGTACTGCTACTGGTCGTTCAATCTTAGATGACGCATCAACATCTGATGTTAGGACTACTATTGGTGTATCTATTGGATCCGATGTACAAGCTTACTCAGCTGGTCTAACTTCTATTGGATCATTATCACCAAGTAATGATGATATAATACAGAGAAAATCTGGATCTTGGGTTGTTAGGACACCTGCTCAATATGGTGTTGACCTAGGTTTAGTAGCAGAGTCTATTACAACAGGTATAACTGGTATTGCCCCGTCTCAAGATGTTGTATATGATGCACTTGCTTTAAAAGAGGATTTAGCTAATAAAGGTGCAAATAGTGGATATGCTGGTCTAGATTCTGGGGGTAAACTTCCAGCTGCACAGCTAACTGAAAAAGCTATGCAGTATCAAGGTACTTGGGACGCAACTACTAATACACCTACATTAATAGATGGTACTGGTTCAACTGGTGATTTATATTTACTAGCTACAGCTGGCACACAAGATTTAGGATCTGGGTCAATAACATATGCAATAAATGATTTAATTTTTTATAACGGCACAATCTGGAAGAAAATTGCCATTGCATTGGATCCAACATTAACATCATTAGCTGGTTATAATACAAATGGTGTATTAACTCAAACAGCTGCTGATACTTTTGTTGGCCGTACTTTAACATCGGGGGATGCTACCCAAATTAGTATAGTAAATGGTGACGGTGTTTCTGGTAATCCAACTCTATCACTACCTGCATCTGTAAAAATCACAACTGCTTTATTAGACACTAATTCGAATGAAACCGTCAAATTTGGCTCAATAGCTTCCGCTGTCAATGAAGTTACAGTCACAAATGCTGCAACTGCTGGATCTCCTACTATTGCTGCAACTGGTGGGGATACGAATGTATCACTTACACTAGATGCTAAAGGTACGGGTATCATAAGGGCGTCGCAAGCTTTTGTATCTACACCCTTAGTATTATCTGATGCGAGTACCGTTGTTACTGATGCTTCTTTAAGTAATCATTTTAGGGTTATTCTTGGCGGTAATAGGATTCTTGGAAACCCAACTAATCCGACCGATGGTCAAAAAATTGTATGGGAACTTATACAAGATAATGTCGGTGCTAGGGTGATAACTTATGGTGGTCAATTTGTGTTTGGATCTGATATCACTAGTGCTGTATTAAGTACAGCACCTAATAAACGAGATTTTTTGGGTGCAATTTATAATGCTGCGGAAACAAAATGGTACATAATTTCTATTACTAGAGGGTACTAATGTCTAGAGTTCAAACCTTCGGATTTGAAATAAATACAACAGACGATGGTGTTGAATTCACAAATGTTTATAGTAATGCTTCAATATCCCCGATAACAGTAAGATCTGGGAAATACTCTGGTAAAATATCATCACTTGAATCTGGTGTCTTACAAGGGTTCAAGAGTGTTTTACCTTCATCACTTGTTGCAGATACTATGTATTTTCGTAGTTACGTTAACTTTGGGACATTCCCTTCTGCTGAGAATAGGTTTATAAGCGTTAATGCAGACCTAGCGTACGCAACAATTGACAATACTGGAGTTTTAAAGCTATATGACGAAGATGGTCAAATCTCTGGCACAACTATATTATCTAGTGATATATGGTATCGTATTGAATTACATGTTAATAAGGTAGGTGCTGGATCTGATACCGTCGAGTTAATGGTCGATGGGGTCGTAATTGCTACTAGCTCTACTCGTAGTCTAAGCTCTACCTGTACTTATTACATTGTTGGTGGTAATTTAAATAATGAAGCTCAAGTTAATGGCGTGTGGTATTTTGATGATTTAGCTATTAATGAGGGTACGTATGTTGATGGTGTTGATGGTGGGTATCCTGGTGAAGGTATTGTTGAATATTTATTTCCTACATCTTTTAGTGATTATACATTTCTAGGTAATGCTAATAGATTTGTTGTTGGCCCTGATAGGGCTCCAATAAATGATTCTACTTTTATGCTACTAAATAATAATCCTCCCGATGATAATACATATATAGCAGCTACATTATCTGGATCTGCTGAATTTTTTAAATTAGATAATATGGAATTAGATACTTTAAGTATATTAACATACGGACAAGTGTCTGTGCGTTGGAGGTCCAATATAGAAATTCCACCCACATACTACCCAGCAGTGGGAGTAGCTATGGGGCCAATTTCTTATACAGGCCCCCCCTTCTTTAACATAAACAATGATGATTGGACAACTAATGGTGATAGTTATAACGGGTATACTAATTTTGCACACACACGTATGTCGTTAGGTGTGACATCTGCACCTGTAACCAATATTGCTTTAAAGGATACTTTATTTATAGGTGTTTCAGTTTCTAATCCTGATGAAGAGGAGAGTTATATTGAAGTATCTTCTTTATGGGCTGTAGTTGAGTATATTAAACCTTTTGAGAATGTTACTTTTACCCCAGACGAATTTGTAATGCTGGTAAAAACAACTGTCCCTGCGGACTCTTTAGCAATGCAATTTACGATTCCAACAACAGGTACTGGATATGATTATGATGTTGATTGGGGGGATGGTAATACGAGTACATCCGTAACAGGTGATGCTACACATTTCTATACTTATAGTGGTTACTATGTTATAAAAATAACTGGAGATTTCCCTAGAATATTTTTTGACGGTGAGACATTTTATAAAGATGCCCTTAAAGTAGTAGCAATATATAATTGGGGGGATATTGCGTGGACATCTATGCATGGGGCATTTAATGGGTGTAGAAATTTATCTATAATTGCGCAAGATCAACCGGACTTATCGAACGTAACAGATATGTCATACATGTTCACAGATGCTAGATCACTTAACCAATCCATAGATAGTTGGAATACTAGTAATGTAACTGACATGTCACATATGTTTGAACAGGCGTTTGGCTTTAACCAACCATTAAATAGTTGGGATACTAGTAATGTAACGGATATGAGTAGTATGTTTACATTTACATTTACATTCAATCAACCATTAGATAATTGGGATGTTAGTAATGTAACGGATATGAGTAGTATGTTTCTTTATGCATTACTATTTAATCAACCATTAAATAGTTGGGATACTAGTAGTCTATTAAATATGGATCTTACATTCACTTATGCAAAATCATTTGATCAACCATTAGATAATTGGGATGTTAGTAATATAACAAATATGTCTTATCTATTCTCAAATTGTTTGGTATTTGATCAACCATTAGATAATTGGGATGTTAGTAATGTAACGGATATGAGTAGTATGTTTGGAGGGGTGACTGCAGAAGGAGATCCAGCAGCTGGATTATCTAGAGCTAACTATGACGCAACACTTACTGGTTGGAGTGCATTAACTTTACAACCATCTGTTACATTTGATGCTGGTAGAAGTGTATACTGCACAAGTGAAGCTGCACGTACAAGTATAATAACTGACAATTCTTGGACAATAAATGATTCTGGTAAAAATTGTTACTATAACTCATCATCCATACTTATTTATAATTAAATAAAAACAATCCTAATTAACACCCATAACATCTTAAAAAGTGGTAAAATGGTACATAACTCTCAAAATGAAGGATTTTATGTATAAAGATAAAGAAACTTGGGGAGCGAGAGCACCTTTGGCTCAACTCCAATCTATGAATTTACCTGTAAGTACAATTTACTTACACCACACTGTTACATCAGTAACAGATGATTCAAGTGCAGATGCACGTCGTGTGACCAGTTATAGTTCTTATATTGATGTCCCTTACACAATTATGGTACATCCAAATGGTGATGTATTACAAGGTCGTTATAAAGGATCAGTACCAGCTCTTGGTGCACATACTAAAGGTCAAAATGCTGTAAGTTTAGGAATTGCCTTAATTGGTAATTATGTTGGGGAAATACCTACACCAGAAGCATTAGAGTCAATTGCTCGTGTTATTGAATCTTTTGTAGAACAAGGTAACGTGACTCCAACATTTACACTACGTAGTCATAGTGAAGTTTATGCGACAGCTTGTTGTGGAACTAACTTAAAAGCTCAAATTGCTAGTATTTACGCAAATGCTAAAGAATATATCACTGGAGATCAACCAGCGCCTGTTGTAGTCGTTCCTAGTGCTCCTGTAGCGCCTGTTAAAGATTATCCTGCATATCCTATGCTTTTAAAGCGAGGAGCAAAGGGAGGCTATGTAATACAGTTACAGGTCAAACTCGGTATTAAAGCGGATGGAGATTTTGGAGTAGAAACTGAAAATACAGTTAAAGCTTTTCAGGAGTTAAAAGGACTCACCAAAGATGGTATTGTGGGTAAAAATACTTGGAATACATTATTTAGAGATTCTACACCTAGCGCACCAGCGCCAACACCTACAGCTATTCCTAATTATCCTGGACTATTGAAAAAAGGATCTAGAGGAGACATTGTTAAATTAGTTCAACAAAAACTTAAAGATGGTGGTATGAATATTGCTGTTGATGGAGATTTTGGTGGTAAAACAGAACAAGCTATTAGAGATTTTCAACAATTTAAGCATCTTACAATTGACGGAGTAGTTGGTAAAATTACTTGGTCAGCGATTTTTGGGGGATAAATGTCCGGTTATTGTGTAGGAAATTGTATTGGTTGGGATGAAGGTTCCGGTAATATGACAATTGTAAGTGATCCACTAGGTGGTACTACTTGTGGTGTTAATGGTTTAAAATTAGTGATAGCTGGTAATACAACAGGTATCGCTGCTGCTCCTAAAAACAACGGATTGTTTATGACAACTGCTGGTGAACTTGGTTCAAAAGTTAATCCGCAGAGACGCGCAGCTACTGGTGCGGTCACTGGTGCAGTTACTATAAATCAACCAGCAGCTCCTAACGGGTCCTATGGTCCTTATGCTACGACTTCTAATTTATCTTTTTCAAACCCTTCGACTATATATCCTATGGTCGCTGTCGTTAGATATTCTTTTAGCTGGGACTATCAACTCTATGGTGATAACGGTAATGGTAGTTCTAATACTGTACATATGCAAACAGGTGTAAACGGAAGTTATACTGTATCAGATACGGATAAAGCTTCTACGTATGATGAAGGTAATATGACTTTTCAACAGGGTAAGTCTATAACTAATTTTATAGAAGTACCTATTGGCTCAACTTATACCTTTCAGGCCAGGCAATACTGGTATACAGGTCCTGGATTACAACCTACTTATTACTCAGCAGCTTGCTCTGTACAAGTACTTGCTGCTTTTATTGCCGAGGTCGTTTAATGATTTATTATTCATTAACACCTAATCACTGGGGCACATGTGAAACTGATATGCCAAAAGATGCTACTGAAAAAACCGAAGAAGAATATAATAAATGGTATTTAGATAATATTATTAATAGACCGCCTGTAAAGAAAAAAGTTTTAAAAGGAGTTAAAGTAAATGATTAAAGTTTATAATTGGCAAGAAATTGGAAAGCGTGCTTTAAGCACATTCTGGCAAGCTGGTATTGCGTTATTAATTGCATCTGGGTTTAATTACACAGATATTTCTACATTAAAAGTTGTAGTAATTGGCGGAGCTGCTGCTGTATTATCATTCATAAAGAATGTTAGAGTACAGACATTGAATATTAATAAATTAGAAGGAAAACCTTCTATCTTAGATCGTCTTAAGAATATTGGTTTTAAAATAAATGGGTAACGATGATCTAGAAGCATTTTTTGCTGATGAGGAAGAAATCATTGTAGATGAAAAAACAGCTTGCTCCCTAGAGAATCCAGAGAGCTGCGAAAGCTGTCAGTAGCTATTTACCATCTCTACACATATTAACTTGTGATAGAGTGTATTTATCTGATTCTATCTGCGCTGTGTCTCTATGGCCATTAGCTGTTCTAATATCCGCAGTTAAAGTGCTAACATCACCATTAATTGCTTTTAGTAGAGCCTCTCTTAGTGTCATGTCTGAAAGTATGTAGTAAGCATTTGCCGCAATAGATGCGTCCATAACTTCGACACAATCGCTTATACGTGAATCTTTAGCGCTCACTGATCTACGAACACTTTCAACTTCTTCTTTTGATTTATTAGCCTGCTCATTAGCATTGCTTTTCTGTACTGATAGAGTGGATATTATTACTATTGCTAATAATAATAATACAACTCTTACTATGTTCTGTCTTGTTATGTATTTTTTCATTTTTTCCTTCTTACCAGGTTTTCCCTAGCCATTTTTTATATTTTCCATTAGTGTATGTTGACCAAGTAGGTGAAAATTTAGTTCCACCATTTGATAGTTCCATGGCACATTTAGACTGCTCAACAAGGTTGAGTCGTAACCGTTCAATATCCCTACAAGTACCTGTATTAGATTCCTCTAATATTGTTCTTATTTGAAAATTTCCATACGATGGACCCCAATGTTTTCCATTATTTGTAGGTTTACCATAATACTCGGACGAATCATCGCCAAAACAATTATTTTGATTTGCGGACTCAGCTCGTGCAATAGCACTTAGAATATCCGCTTGTCCAGTAGTAGCACCTATTGATATAAGTACATGTGCTGTTTCATCTTTACTTATTAGATCACTCTCGTAATACTCACGAGTGTGGTCATTACGACAAGGTTGAGCTTGTAAGTTTGTAAATCCTCTATGAAAAGATGTTTCTACTACAGCTGGGATTGTTTCTATTGTATCTTCCGTTGGAGCAGCTTGTGCAGGACTACTTAACATGGAAGGTTGTGTGTCTGATCCAGAGATGTTAAATCCCAAAACAGAGAATAAACCAACAGTTCCTATATATAATAATTTAGTAAACATCACTACCCTAACTTTGACAGGAAGTAACAAAATGTTATTGAGGCTACTGCGATAGGTAACCATCCGTCGGTGAATTTATGGTCTCTTTTTAAAACGCGCATTATTTCTTCACCACCTTAGTTGTCGGAACTGTTTCGGTAGGGTTGATATAGGTATAAACATTAATGTTTTCATCGCAGTCTTTAGCTAAAGCATCTAATTGTTCTTTATTTAAACTACCTGTTGGTGGTTTTTCCCCAAAGATAGCTCCAGTTTGTGCTTTATAGTAAAGTGGCACTTCTGTAGCAAATTTTCTACAAATAGAATTAGCAGGTGTTGGTTCAGGTAATTTAGAGCCTTGGTGGTATCCAAATGCATAGGTAACTGCTACAAGTATCGCCCCCAGTAACATGTAATTAATCACACTACTACCTGCAAACTTTTTAAATTTACTAGGCTTTTTTTCTTTTTTAATTAGATTACGATCTAGTCGTAGTTTTTCTTTATCTTCGTTCATTGTTGTCCTTTGTCCTTTTCTATGTTGGCACACATTTCTTGTGTGTTATTCATATCATACAATAAGGAAAATTCAATGTCAAGAACAAAAAATTATTTTATAAAATACCTGGTAGAACACCTTAAATGGTTAATTTATGGTTCCATTTTAAAATTAAATCTTTAAGAACAAACTTTTTAGATACGTTATTTGGGGTATTTAGTCTCATAGAGTGTGATTCCCACCCAACATCTTGCTTTTTTATATAATTCTCAAGCACAATTGAGTACGAGTCGTCTTTATGTATAACTAGATTAAGAATAAGTATGAGTGTAGGTGATACCTCTTTACGTGCAAAGTACCACACGTCTTCATTTTCTTTCTGGATGAATCCGACCTGATTATTTGTATATTCGTTTAAATCTGTAAAATCGTGAAATTGCTGTACAACATTTTCTAGCATGACACTAACTCACTTTGCATCTCAGTTATTATATAGTGGATATAGTCTGTATTTTTAAATTTAGATAAATGCTTCAGCTCTCTCGAAATAGCACGCTTTACACCTATCTTTAACTGCTCCTCCAACATCAAAGTACCCCCACGTGCCCAGAGCTGTGAGTAAAATAATACTTGGGATTGTAGAGGATTGATGAGAACAGCTACTACAGGGTATATGGTACGATCATCCTTCCTAGTTTTTACTGTAAAAGCATATTTATTATTAGTTGCGTATTCAATAATATTATCTAGTGGTTGCACTGTTCTTCTTTCCCTTATTCTCTTGGTTTTTCTTATCTTCCCGTAATTTACGTAAGTATTCTTTAGTTGTTTTCTTTACCATCATCATATCTTTTTATAACTGTGGCTGTGAGTTTGTTGATCGCGTTATTGATATAGTAAGTCCCATCTGTTAGAAACTTTAACTCATCTACAAGAAAGGTATCTGACACCCCATTATAATTCACGCAGATAAATCGGCTACTCCCTCGTACATGTAAGTTTATGTGTGGGATATTGTCGTTCTTATTTTCAATTGTCATTTGATATCTCCTTTAGAAGTGTGGTTAGCGTAGTCGTAATTATTTGATAAGATTCAACATCGTTGGGTGGTACTTGTATTTGCGCACCGCTAGTAGCGTCTTGCCCATTTGCGTGAGCTACTAAAATCGAAAATGGTGTGAGGGGATGTAAAAAAATACATGCGTTCCTTAAATTTAGAATTAAAAAAGGAGCTAATATTTCTATCAGCTCCTACAACACAGAAATGGAATGAATGACTTTCATAACCGCTTCTTATTTATATAATAACATTAAAAGAAAGTTATTGCAAGCTTTTATTTCCAAAATTTCCAAAATGGGTTTTTAGCTTTTGATGTGGCAGGTCTGATTTCAGAAACGTTACTCACTGTTGGAGCAGGGACTACCACTTCTTCATCTTTTTTGTTGTTCGCAAGCATCATCCCAAGCTCCTCAGCACTATAAAGCCATGCTGATCTATCATTATTAGTATTTTTACGTACTCTGGTTAGGATGCCTTTCTTAGCTAGTACGTCAACTTTTGCAGGACTAATATTTAGTAGCTCGGACGCTTGCTTTTTTGTATATGTGTATGTTTTTATCATATATAAAAATTAACATAAAATTAAATAAAATGCAAGTCAATAATATATACAAATAATTTATTTATGTATATACCTTCTAAATTATGATATAATATGGGATGCAAGAAATTAGTAATGTTGATAATTTAGAAGGTATATATATACTTGATTTTTGGGCACCTTGGTGTGGGCCTTGTAAAACTGTTGTACCCGCTTTAGAGGAAGCTTCTAGAGTGTTACCTGATATCAATTTTTATAAAATCAATGTAGATGAAAATAAAGATCTAAATTCTAAATTCGGAATCCTAAGTATACCTACAATAATTATCATGCAAGATGATACAGAGGTTAAAAGGTTTATAGGTAATACGTCAGCAGATAATATAATCAGTAATATTATAAGTGTGATATAGGTTAAATACACTCAATTACCATATATACTATAAAGATATGACAGAAACAGTGGAACGTCGTACCCTTTATACACTTAAATTAAATAAAGCTGTAACAAATGCAGTTAAATTTTGGCCTATTTACATGGCTTTATTTTTCTTTAATAGCGGTTTTTTTGTACCCCCGGTGTTTGATAACACAGTCTTAGAGAATTATTATCGTTGGACAGCCAATGCTGTTGGTATCTTATCTATAGCTTCTGTGTGGTTGTGGCGATACCCTGCACTACGTAAAATTGGGGCATCTATAGCTTTTGGTAGATTTATTTCAGCGATTGTTCCCTCAATGTTTTCACCTCCTGCAAATGCATACTTCCCTGTAGCAAGAGTTTTAAATAACGGAATAACTGCATTAGTTTTTTTGACAATAGCTTTTATTGAAACCCCATACATATATAGTATGGTGCGGAGTAAGTATCGTGGGTCCTGATATTGGTGGATACTTATCAGCAGGATCTGGCTTAGGTGTTACTGTTACTTTACTGTATCTTTTTTGGAAATTTAATCGTTCAACAGACCTTATATATACACGTCGTGCTAATGACCAGGTTGTGACAATATCGGATCTTGAAGCGCACCTAAAAAATTACCGTATGGAAATCGAGGAATGTCATGCAGAGAGATTAAGAATGTCTCGTGAATTTCAGATTGAAAATATCAAGCAATCTACTAAAATTTCAGAGTTAACTTCTTTAGTTGAAAACTTAGAGCATAAAATAGATATACTTAGCGGTAAAATTTAAATAACTTTTACTAATACGTTATCATAATCTACGAGGATAAGATCTTCACCCTCAATTGTAACGTCCGTTCCTGAGTATCTTGGAAACATAACAATATCTCCAATAGTAATACCTAAATCTCGCTCTTTAGTATTTCCAATACCTATCACTTCTGCCTTCTTAGGAGCGCTGTGTTCTTCATTACCCGCTATATATATCCCAGTAGATGTTTGTCTCTCATCGTCCTCAATATCTCTTACAAGTATTCTCTCTCCAACTGGGTTAAACATATTTATTTCCTTTCTAACGTTGATAATAATTCTAAATAATCTAAAGCAATAGAAGAGTCTCTTCTATTTAATACTTCTAATCTGAGTCTATCACATAATATATCATCTGACCAGTATCTAAAAAATGCAAAATTTACTGGGGAATATATGTCATTGAAATGTGAGACTCCTACATCATCTATTAAGAAATATGTGATATTACTATCATCTTCTTTTTCAATTTCAAATCCTAAATCTAGGGCCTTTTGTTCAAACTCTTCATATGTCACATATATAGTTTATCATTTATTTTAAATAAAGTCACATCATTAAAAACAGGTGGTCCAGAGGAACAGTCCGAATATATCAACTACCTAGGTCAATACTCTGAATATCTGTTACGACCAACCGTCGTTGGAATGTATCGCTTTTACCTCTGGCCTGGTTTTAAAAGTAAATCATAAATCTTTTTTAGAGTATAAATCTTTTTCTGGATTGTTTTTTAATTTAAGCTTTTCACTTTTACGAAGTCTGCCTAGATGCTTATCTCGTTTTTGTTTAATATCTGTGAGAATGTACTCCCAATCCCATTTTCGCCTATGTGAATCGGCTTTTTTAAAACGTTTTTTAGAAGTCATACCTTATTATAACAAAAAAACAGGGGTTCCCCCCTGTTTAATTCCCCTAAGCCATATAAGCCCGACTTAAGATTTTTTTAATTTAACATAAAGATTAGTTCTTGTCAACTTATCCTTCAGTTTTATCTACTTTGTGTGTACCTAATATTCCTTCACCAGCTCTTCGACCTCTACGAGACTCTAACCAATGTATAGCTTCTTCTAACTTAGTTACTGCTAGAGAGTTTTCTCTGCATCGAAATTGGCTTTCATTGTAAAAGTTAATGCGGTCAATTGCAATTTGAATTACATCAATTACAAAAGCACCGTTTCTATCATCTGGACCAGCTATTGGACCATTTTGCCAACTTATATCAACACCAATATCTTTTGATGTTCCGCCTGCTGGGTTGTCTAATTCATCTTTGATGAAGTTGTTTTCTATTGCCATGTTATTATTCTTCTTTCTGTTTATTTTTATCTAAAAAGTTTATTTTGAACCATCTCAGCTAACTGCACAGCAGCAACTGCGTTTTCCGAATAGTGAGACTGCCAAATTCCTACTTCGCAAGCCTTGATAAAAGCATTATGAAGGTTTTCCATTGCGTCGGGGGATTTACCGTCTGCATCGTGGAAATCTACTTCACCTGTATGGTCATAGTGTAGCGTTCTATGGTCATTACCTCCTCTATAACTCATATTAAAATGACAATTTTTAGATCCTATTTGGGCATGTACGTAGACATTTTGTGTTCCTGGTTTTATACGTACTTCTTTCAGTTTAAAATCTCGATCAAACTCTCTTTGACCTAACTTAAAAGCTAGTTCAAATTGATGTATTCCCAGGTCAAACACTACATTCTCTACAATATTATCATGTGGTAAATGCATACCAAACACTAAAGTTTTTGCGTGATACAGTTCAGGTAAAGCTCGTCTAAAATCAGGGTTGAACCCGTAATTGTGCCCAGTCATTAAAACAGTATTATATTCGCGACTAAGCCTGTAAAGCGTTTGTGCTTCTTTGTAATTTAAAGAAATTGGTTTTTCAATCAATAGGTTTTTTCCATGCTCAATATAATACTTAGCTATTTCATAGTGTGTATTTGAGGGTGTTACTATTATGAAGTTATTAATTTTTGTATGAATTAAATCTTTATAACTACTTGCTCCGCCTTTATTTGCAATATCCCAGCCCCATGCTTTGACACCATCAGTCCTTTTTTCAAGTTTAGCTAAATGCTTTGATCCCATCGAGCCTGACGCACCTATAACCCATATATTATTATTATCCATTCACATGCTCCACTGCTTGTATAACCTTTTTTACTATGTAATCTTTTTCTTGTTTTGTCAAGTGTTGATGTACTGGAATACAGAATGATTCTTCACACACCATATAAGCATTAGGAAACGTGGCACGATTAGATAATTCGTAACCTTCATATTCTGGCAATTCTGTGAGAGGTTTAGAGTAATACTTTCGCGTGTCGATGCCTTCATATCTAAGTATGGTTATTATTTGGTCTGCAAATGGAGATCTTAAACAATAATGGTGATAAATATACTGTGTCACAGGTAGCTTCAAGCTATCAATACCGGAAAATGATTGATCATAATACCGAGCATTATCAGTACGTATTGCATTAATTTCTGAAAGATTTCGTAAACTTCCTATACCTATTGCTGCTTGTAAGTCAGTCATACGTGCATTATAACCATCTATAGATTTAAAGGTACCGTATGAGTTCATACCATGATTTCTAAGTAATTTTATATCTTCTATCAAATTAAAATCATTAGATACAACCATACCGCCTTCACCAGCGGTTATGTTTTTTGAAGCGTGAAAAGAATATGAAGCTGCAACACTATCAGTGTCTAACTTAGATTCGTGTGCTTGTGATGCATCTCTATATATTGGAATATTATTTGTAACTAATGGATCTTGTACCCCGTGTAAATCTACAACTAGTGTGCTAGTTTTTGAATGAGACCTCAGACTATCATTTTCTTGATGTAATTTTACTTGGTCAATATTTCCTGTTTCATACTCTACATCAATAAAAATTGGAGTAGCCCCAACATGTCTAATTGCACGAGGTGTTGCTGCAAAAGATAGTGGATTTGTAAATACAACATAATCCTCATCAACACCATCTGCACGCATCATCATTTCTAAAGAAGTTGTTCCGTTAGATGTCGCTGCTGCATATTTTGCCCCACTAATCTCCGCAAACTCTTCTTCAAAACGCTTTACCATTTTACCTTGTACAAGATTTCCGGAATCTAAAACTTCGTTTACTAATTTTTTTGAGTAGTCTGAAACTACGCAACGATGTATTGGTATCATTTTATACTTTCTAATAGTTCTGGGAGTTCTTCTAAAGAATTTATATAATAGTCTGCACCTACTGGTATCCAGTCAAGTGATGGATTACGAACAATAATATCATCACACCACGCTAAATTTTCTCGAAGTTCATCAACAAGATATTCTGGTTCGTATCTTTTAGAAAATGCTGCGACTATTTTCATTTTTCTAAGACTCCGTAGATTTCAGCAGCTACGTGTGGATTATTAACACCTACTTGAAAAAAAGCATCTAGTTGTTCTTCACTAAATAATTCTTCAGTTTGTTTATTTGAAACTACTTTTATAAACATACCCCCGAAGGTAGAGATAATCATGTTCAATTCACGAAGCTCATCATAAAAAGTGTGTTGCGTATAAACTCGTTTATGTCCTATTGAGATATCTGTTTCATTTAAATCTGTTATACGATCTAATAAATGTAGTTCAACACCAGCCTGTCTATGTAGACTATCTGCATTAGGAACATCGACAATTAAAACTCCACCAGGTGCAAGATGTTCTTTAGCTTTTTTTAAGACAGTTTGTGGGTTATCAACATGTTCTAACACATGCGCCAGAACAATTGTGTCAAACTTAGTGTTAAATTTCATTGTTTCATAACTTGAGAAATGTCTTTTAATCTTAGGAAGCAGTTTACCAACTTCATATATTGCAGTAGAGCTTCCATCTACTGTTGTTAAATCTTTAAAATAATTATTTAAGATAACAGTACCAGAACCATCTGCACATCCCATTTCTAAGCAAGTATCTCCTCTAAAATATCTAGAGAGATGCTCATATCGTTTTTTAATAAGCCATGAGTTAAAGTCTGTGTAGTTTGAAATTTGATCGTTTAAATCTTTCAATTTATTGTGTCCCTGTCTCGTATTTAAATGTCCTATAAGGTGGAATATATCCGTATGGTTTTTCAATTTCTTTTAAAATAATATTGTCTTCGTTGGTTAAATACTCATATTCATTTAGCACTGTGAGAGAAGCAGTTGGGTCAACTTCATTATATATTTTAACACGATTCTCTCTGCTAGATGGTTCAATCATTTTTTGGTGGTAAATATTCACAGGGATAGACATCAATTGCATGAAACGGTCATGTTCTCTTAAGGGCGCAATTGGGTTATGGAAAGGTACATCACTATAGACATTATCTTCTAATAATGGATATATCCGAGATTCTTCATGTTGCCAAAAACCTTTATTGTCTCTATATGATGTAGGTGTGTAAAGTTCTTTTACAGGTAGTCGTAAAGTAGTTCTTTTTAAATAATTTATTCTCTCACGAATTATTGTTTCTGCATTAAGGTCAAGGCGTTCATCTATTGAAATATGAGCTATCCAGTCCGCACCTTGCTCTAAAGCCATTCTTCTCAATTCAGTATATAAAAATGACTCATCTATCCAACGATCCGCAGAATCACGCTCTCTATCATCATAAATAATCTGCCCATCGAACCATGAGGTGTTGGTTTTCCAATCTTCCAACATATATTCAGGTTCAAAACGCCACCCTGTGGACACTACAATTTTAGGACTATTCACATAATAAGTATAGTTTATTTTTTATATTAAAGAAAGTTTTAGTCTGGATAGCAAGATTTGAACTTACAACCCCTCGGTTCCAAACCGAGTACTCTACCAAATTGAGCTATATCCAGTGGAGCACACTATCGGAATCGAACCGATGCATAATGATTTTGCAGATCATTGTGTTACCACTTCACCAAGTGTGCGTATTAATAACTGGGCAAGGGGTAACAACAGATGGAAGGGCTTGAGTATGTATTCACGATATAGCCTTTCTTTTTTAAAAAGTACGGCAATACTAACTACTTACTTAAGGCGTAGGTTTCTCACCGTGGGTATATATTATACCACACTAGTATCACTACAGAGAATCGAACTCTGATTTCCTGGATGAAAACCAAGCGGACTAACCATTGTCCTATAGTGATATTCTTGGGGCACTCCATCCTGAGCTACGTCAGTAATGAATTACCGATGGCTTAGACTTTCACTAAGCGACCCACCCCTGTGTGTATTATAACATAAAAAAGAACCCCCGAAGGAGTTCTTTCCATTGTCACGCACCATTTATCGGAAACCAATAAGCGGATTTAAGTACTATAACATACCTAACTGTCGAGCGCAACTCGGGAACTGACCCCAACCACTACGAGCAATAAGTCTTTTTGCAGCGTCAAGTTGAACTTCAAACGGTGCCTCATAAGCAAACGCGTATCCAGTGTTCATTGATCTCCACGTTGCTGGTGAGAATTGAAATGCGCCATCATATCCAGATGGTCCGTTGTAAGTAGGGTTACCTGATTCACACGCGGACAGTCTCATGTATATTTCGTCACCTACTGATGTGGGCGGTGCGACATAAGGTTTTGTTGTCGTAGGTGCTATGTAAGGTTTTATTTTCGTTGTGGTTGTGGGGGGTAAGGTTGTAGTGGTCGTGGTTGTTGTGGGAGGTGTGAACTTCTTTTTAGCCTGCTCCATAACGCTTAAACCACTTTCAGTCTTTGTGTTATTTTTACTTGTTACAGCGTCTGCGCTTATGTTGAAAATTTCTAATAATGCAAAAGCTAAAATTACTAAAAGTAATCCTATCAAAAATCTTCTTACGTGTATATTTTGTGGTACTATTCTCATTAGCTGATCCTCCAGAAAAGCAGGCAGGAATTAAACGTGGGGACGAGAGATTCCTGCCGATTTATTTATGCGGGAAACCTCGAAACAATATCGAAATTTATGTATGTTAGAAACATATGAGGATATACTGTAGCATACTTTAAGCTGTAAAATTAAAATTTGTATACACAATGACTTGTTTACCCTGCTCATTTGTGCTAATATTATTTTAAAATAAGACGAGAGTATGTAAAATATGACTGTTAAGAGTACATGTAGACAATGCGAAACTAGATATGAGAAGGGATCATGGAACTCAAAATATTGTACAGAAGATTGTCGAAAAGACTTTTTAAGCAAGAAAACAAAGGCCCAATCGAAATATCGACAGAAAAACGGAGAATTGTGGCCCACAGTACGTGTCGCGCAACCTGTCACTGTCAGGGTCCCTGCTACCCGACCCTCGAAAAATAAATTAAAAGTAAGTTTAATTCTCCCAGACCCACAATTTGGTTATCGAAAAGTTGGAAAAACGCTAGAACCATTCCACGATGAGGGAGCATTACGTCTAGCTCGTTTAATTGGTGAGTACCTAAGACCTGATGAGACTATATTTTTAGGTGATGTTTTAGATTTAGCCCCCTACGGTAAATACAGACAAGAGCCAGGCTTTACAGATACAGTACAACCTGCAATAGACCGTACATACCAAGAATTGGCCGTCTACAGTGCTCTAAGCAAAAAAGTGGTATTTATTAATGGAAACCATGACATTCGCTTAAAACGCTATATAGAGGACAATGCGGGGTCTGCGGCTAGTATCCACGTAGCAGATAATGGTTCTGATGGAAAAACACCTGTGTTTTCAATACAAAACTTATTAAGATTTAAGGAATTAGGTATTGAGCATATTGATCAATACCCTATGGGTTGGTATTGGATTAATAAAGATTTAGCCTGCATACATGGTCATGTTGTAAAAGCAGCAGGTAAAACAGCCTCTGCACTAGCCAAAGAGAACCACTACAGTACTATTTTTGGGCACATACATAGAATTGAGACATCGTATTGTACCAAACACACAGCAAAAGGTCCTGTGACGGATATGGCACACTCACCAGGTACTTTAGCACGTGTAGATAACTCTGTCCCAGGGGTACACAGCTCCACTAACGCTGAAGGTGTCCCATCTACATACTATCAGAACTGGCAACAAGGTATTTCTGTGGTATATTCTAATAAAGATATGTTCTTTTTAGAAAATATACCTTTCAAGAACGGTACAGCGTTTTTTGATGGTAAAATATTTAAATAAAATAAAAATAAGAAATAGGAAAAAATGACTCAAGAATACGAAATTTTTAAAGGACGATCTTCAACTACGTTTGAGGGGGATATATTATCAACAACAAGTTCAAGACGTAGTGCATCACAAGATCGTTGGACTGAATATGAAATTTATCGCACAGTTGGTGGTAAATACGTGATCGTAATTTATGGTAAATCCAAAATACCTTCTGAAAAACAGAAAACAAATATTATTGAAGCAACCACCCCTTCAGGTGTTTTAGATGCCCTCAAATTTAAAAACAGAGAAGGAAATATATACTTAACACATACCGCAGAAGACGCTCTTGCTGCTGCTGCTGATAACGACAAAGGACTCTATGACATCTTCCACAAAAACCACATTGACTAATGTAATACCAGATTTAAAAACTACATTAGTTGAAAGTTATTCAGACTTACAAAATTTCTTCACATGGTTAAGTAAGGATAGATTAATTCTTGCTGTTGATACTGAGACTAGTGGTCTTTCTTTTATTTCTGATAAATTACGACTAGTGCAATTCGGGGACACTCAAGCTGGCTTTGCTTTTGAGTGGGATAAATGGTCAGGCATAGTACACGAGGTATTTAATACTTATGAAGGTGATTATGTTTTTCACAATGCTGCTTTTGATATTAAATTCTTAGAGCGTAATCTTGGTATGCGACTTCCTAGAGAACGAATACATGACACAATGATAATGAGTAGGTTGATGAATCATGATGTACATAGTCATGGTTTAAAACCTCTTATTGCTAAACATGTAGATCCTAGAATGGTAGTGGGACAAAAAGCTCTAGACGAAGCAATGAAGAAAAATAAATGGACTTGGGGTACAGTACCTATTGAATTTGAAGCTTATTGGTTTTACGGAATTTTAGATACAATTGCAACTGCGATGTTATATGAAATCTATGCACCTAGAGTTGTTAGTGAAGGTTATGAAGAAGTTTATGAGTTAGAAATGGCTACTTTAATGATTGCTATTGATATGGAGTTAAAGGGTATTCGTGTTGATTTGGATTATTGCAATCAAAAATATGATGAATTAACAAAATATTCTAGCGAAGTTAAAGAATATGTTTTTAATGAGTATGGTGTTAGTCCTGGTTCAGCACAACAAATTACAAAAATATTAGTTAGAGACGGTGTTCCTTTAGATAAAAGAACTGCCGGAGGAAACTTATCTTTTGACATTGAAACAATTGAAAGATTCAAAGATGCACATCCTTTGATTAATACTATTTATAATTATAAGAAAGCAGTTAAACTAAGTAATACTTATTTTTTAAACTTCATTGAGCAAAGTAGAGAGGGAAGAATTCACGCAAGTATTAATACATGTAAGGCAGTCACAGGTAGAAGTTCGATTGTCGCACCTGCATTACAAACTTTAAGTAGAGGAGATATTGTTAGAAGAGCATTTATCCCAGATGAAGGCTGCTTATTTCAATCAATCGACTTTTCGGCCATTGAATTAAGAATAGTAGCTTCACTTTCTGGTGACACAACAATGATAAATCTTTTTAAAGATGGTGTAGATTTACATAGTTACTTAGCTAAGAGGATTTACAATACAGAAAGCATAACAAAAGAACAGAGGACTATAGGTAAGAACGCGTCATTCTCACGCGTGTACGGAGCTGGAATTAAGAAATTTAGTGAGACTGCAAAAATTACTTACGATGAAGCCAAACTTGTTTATGATACCTATGAGGAAACTTTTCCAATGATTGGAAAGTTTACAAAGAAAATTATAAAAACTGCGGAAGATAATTATACTCGTGATGGAGAGGCCTGGTTACGTTTAAGATCGGGGCGAAAGTTTGTTGTAGACCAAGGATCTGAATTTAAGCTGGGGAATCACGTGGTTCAGGGTACAGCGGCAGAGGAGTTAAAGAGAACTATGATTCGGTTACAAGCTGCAGGTTATATGAAATACGTACACTTACCAATTCACGACGAGCTGGTCATGTCTCTTCCAAAAGAAGATGCAGTTGAAATACAAAATGCTATGATGGAAATTATGACTGATCGTGACACATACGCTGTACCATTAACTGTGGAAGCAGGTACGCTTGCTGATAATTGGGCGGATAGTAAATAATGAGAATTTGTGAAATACCTAAGTGTAGTGAAAAACATGTAGCGCAAGGCTATTGTAAAAAACATTACCGAGAGAAAAGAAAAAGTGGTGAGATTGATTCATTAAATTATATACCACCTACTCAATGTTCTATAGAAAATTGTAAACATGGTGGTGTAACAAACGGAAAAGGTATAGTGTCTTTCCCAAAAGGTTTTTGTAGCATACACTATCGTAGATGGAAAAGATCTGGAGATCCTCACTTTATGCAAATAGCCATGAATGAAGGTAGAAAAAAAGATCCTCTTTATATGACTTATAAATGTATGAAGTCAAGATGCTATAGTATCTCAAACCCAAATTATGATAATTGGGGAGGACGAGGTATAAAAGTTTGTCAGTATTGGTTGGGTCTTGAAGGATTTCCAAATTGGAAAAATGACATGGGAGAAAGACCGTCTTCTAAATACTCTATAGATCGTATAGATAATGATATGAATTATAGTTGTGGACATTGTTCTGAGTGTATTGCTGAGGGTTGGGAAGCTAATTGCAGGTGGGCAACAAAAAATGAGCAAGCTGTTAATAGAAGAGATAATAATAAAACACCTGGAGTGTATTGGGATAAATCATCTTGTCGCGGGAAAGGTCGATGGGTAGCTAGATTACAAATTAATAAAAAAGAAGTTTTACACAAAACATACCACACTTATGAAGACGCAGTAACTGCTCGAAAAGAAGCTGAGTTAAAATACTTAGGTTATTATGTGAACGGAGATTCAACAAATGAAATATAGTCTTGGACAAGAAGTTTTTTATGTTGATGGTCGTAAATGTGAAAAACGAATCATAAAACAAGCAGTGTATGACAGTCGTCTATGTGTTTGGGAATACGCTTTTTACGGACAAGGAAGGTGCACACCTTTTGTAACTGAAATACATTTATTTATAGATGAAAAAGAAGCTTTAGATATGTTAAAAGAATGTATCGAGCTAGAAGCTATTGAAAAACCTAAAAGAGCATTACAACAAAGTACTAGAGAAAAATTGCGAGATACGAGTTCGCTTCAATCATTCTGTAACTTCTTATTAGATAATGACCTATACTCAGATTGGATTTGTCGTGGAAATAATAGCATGTGACCCAGGCCGAAAAAGTGGAGTTACTATAGGTTCTCCTGGTAATTTTGTTGGAATGGAAATTGATTATCCTGAAATTTATTTTAAATTAGAAGAACTTGTGATGACTGGTAAATATTCTGTACTTGTTTGTGAAAACTTTTTTATCACAGGACAAACTGCAAAGAAAAGTGTTGGGCTTGCTTGGTCACTTAGAATAATTGGAGTTTGTGATTATCTTTGCACTAGACAAGGAATTGAATTTGTATTACAATCACCATCAGAAGCAAAGAATTTTGTAGATAATAAAAAATTAAAAGAATATGGTTGTTGGTTTCCAGGAGAAGGTCACGCAAAAGATTCCGCGAGACACGCAATATTATATTATTTTAAAAATTATCCGAAAGAGATTTTAAAATAAAAAATGAGCTACATTAAGTATAGATTCCACGAATTTGAAGAAGATATTATTGAGAAGTATTTTCCTAATGTTAAATATGAAGAAAATGAAGTAAGTTGTTGGTACGATCTTTCTATACAATGTAAAGAAAATTTTAATTTAAAATTTCTCAATATGATGGAAGAACTGCTCTTACTAGGTGATGGTGAATTTTGGATTGACCCACAAGAAGGTATACTATCAGCAGGACCACATCCTCGTAATCGTAATATCTGGGAATACTATCGTTATGTTTGTAAAGAATTAAGTGAATAAAAGGGAAAAAATATGGAAAAAGACATCAAAAAAGACATGCCTGATCTTGGTTTAGGTGAGTATGAAATAAAATACATAAAAACAGCTACAGGTGAAGAAGTAGAAAGTTTTTCATTTAAAAAGAAAGAAAATGATAAAATATATAGAACTGGGTTTACTAGTTAAATGTATCTAGATTTAACAGAGGATGGCTCTGAGTTTTTAATAAAATATACACCTCGTGAAGCAGATCTTTTAAGTCTCGTCGGAGGTTTACGCAGGTCGGGAGATAGTTTCATTTCTGAGAAAAGTTTAGCTATGGTCTTACAGTTAAAGGCTCTTTGTGGTGGTAAACTTGATTACTCAGAAGGTATTAGACAATGGGGAATAAATGAACACAAAAACCGTAAAGATAGAGCAACTAACACTATTTCCGGAAGATTTTTACAACACCAAATACGAGGATCAAATTGGCTCATCAATGCGGAAAATGCCATCCTCGCTTATCCAGCAGGTACAGGAAAAACTGCCACTGCAATCCGCTCTCTCTGTGAAGTAGATTCGTTCCCAGCGCTTGTAGTTTGTCCTAATACTTTAAAAAGAACTTGGAAGAATGAGTTCGAGAAGTGGGCACCACATTTAAATGTTATAGCTCTTGAAGGAACTGCTTCTAAACGCAAAAAAGATTTATCACTAGACGCTGATGTTTATATTATAAACTATGAATCACTTGCTTCACTATCTTACGTAGGTCGTTATGGGTCACTACCTGTAGATCGTAAAAACAGTGCTCTAAATGAGAAGAATTTTAAAGTCATAATTGTAGATGAGTGTCAAAGAATTATTAATGCCAAGGCTAAAGGTACGCGATGTGTTAAAGAATTAGCTCGTAGTGAAAGTATCAAATATCGTTGGGCGTTATCTGCCACACCAATTAGAGACACCCCAGCTGATTTCTGGAGTTTACTTAACTATTTTGAACCTTCTATATGGACTTCTAAATCTAAATTCATTGATATGTTTTGTCAAACATCAATCTCGTTTTGGGGAGGTCTAGATATTGTAGGCATAAAACCACACAGGCGAGAATTATTTGATGAGATTGTAGACTTATACTTAGACTTTGTTGTAAAAGAAGATGTACTACCAGATTTACCTCCTAAAACTTATAGTACACGCTACATACCATTAGCTGGTAAACAATTGAAACAGTACAAAGCCATGCTAGATGATATGATCATTAAGACAGATGAGGGTGAATATATCATTGCCACTTCACCACTAACAGCGTCTGCAAGGTTGTCACAAGCAGCTGCAGCTACTTTAGAGGTTATAGACGATGAAGTTATATTACGCACACCATCTTGTAAAATAGATGCTGTAATTGAACTAGCAGAAGAGATGGGTGGACAACCCTTTGTTGGTTTTGCTTCAAGTAAAAAACTAATTAATCTTTGTGCAGATAAACTGAGAAAATTAGATTATAAAGTTGTACTAATAACTGGAGATCAAAGTACACAAGAACGAGAATATAACATACAAGCATTTCAAGAAGGTCGTGCAAATATATTATTAATGACTAGTGCTGGATCAGAGGGTATAACGCTAACTGCTGCAAGCACTTTAGTGTTTATTCAACTACCCTGGAGCAATGTCCTATACTCACAAGTTAGTGATCGCGTGCACAGAATTGGTAGTGTTGGAGATCGTGTTAATATAATTAACCTAGTCTCTGAGAATACTATGGAAGAAAAAATTATCAAAGCATTAGATGATCGAGATGAACATTTAAGTAATCTATTAAAATCTCAAAAAGAGTTATACAGGTGGATAACTGAATAAGTTTGCTTTTTTATTTAAAATAAAGTAAAGTTATACGATGGGGATCTTTAAACGTAAACAAGATACATCTTGGGTTTATAAGTATGAGTTAGAAGATTTTGTTTGTAAAGAAATTTCCATCCAGCAATATGACGGAATTAATGGTACTTGGGGCACAAAAGACGATAAACACATTATTGGTTTATTCCTAAGCGGTCCTGCATTTTTTATATATTCGTTAGATGGATATGTTTGTGAAAGATACTTTACAGATTGTGTATCAATGCCATATTTTCATAGTTTTGAAAACGTATTAAAAAGAGCTTATCTCGAAATACATAAGAACAAGAGCCAGGTAGAGGAAAAATATGGAAGAAATATTCCTATCAAATAACTTCTGCTCTGTAGAAGGTTGTGTGTCTAAAAAACACTGTAAGGGTTTTTGTAATAAGCATTACCAAAGGTATCATATACATGGTGATCCTAATATTATGAAAATAAATAGATCATTTTTAAATGAAAGACATACGTATAATATATGGCATTCCATGGTCAGTAGATGTAAAAATGAAAATCAACAATATTACTACCGTTATGGTGGACGTGGAATTAAAGTATGCGATAGATGGTTAGGTGATAAAGGATTCCCTAATTTTTTAGAAGATATGGGGCCAATACCTAAAAATAGAAGTTTAGATCGTATTGATAACGATGGGGATTATTGTCCTGAAAATTGCAGGTGGGCAACAAATGAAGAACAATCTATAAATAAGACATATCCTCCAAATAAAGCAGGATTTACAGGTGTGAGACAAACATCTGAAAATAGTTTTGTTGCGCGTATTACTATTAATAAAAAACTTATAACATTGGGTAATTTTAAAACGGCTGAGGAAGCTTCAAAGGCTTATTTAGCTGCTAAGGAGAAACGTGCTTTATCTATCAAACAGTGAAATTAATACATACCTCGACTGCCCTAGGCGTTGGTATTTCTCATATTATCTTGGATTAAAGAAAAAAGATGATGGTTCAGAACAGACAACGCCTTTAACATATGGTACACGTATACATGAAGCATTAGAGGGCTGGTACATTCCTGATGAATCTGCGAGAGTTAATCCACGCGAAGCTATAAGAACAATATATGCTAAAGAAGAGCCGTTAGTTGCTAGTGCTGGCGGAGATATGGCAAAGTATGCTGATGATAGGAAAAGTAGTTTTTTTCTTGTAGATTATTACATGGATAAAGTTGAAAAAGAAGGACTTGACTATGGTCTAAATTACGTAGCTGCTGAGGCTGAATACTCAATGCAATTAGATGAAGGTATTATCTTTAGAGGTAAAATGGATGCTGTCGTTGAGCGAGAAAGTGATGGTTCACGACTTGTAGTTGACCATAAAACTTATAAGAGTCCAACACAAGCAATTCAAGTTGCACATCTAGACGGACAACTACTAGGTTATATGCTTTTGTACAGAGAAAACAATGAAGACCGACTATCTGGCGCAATGTTGAATATTTTTAAAAAAGTAAAAACAACTAGAGCTGCAAATATTATACAACGAGAATTTGTTAGACACACTGAGTTAGAGACCGATAACTACGCTAAAAGACTTCGTGTTATTGCAAATGATATTTTAAAATTAAAAAATAAATTAGACGATGGTTATGATCCATATAGTACAGCATATCCTCATGTTACTGTAGATTGTACTTGGAAGTGTCCATTCTTACAGGCATGTGGTCTTTGTGATGATGGTTCTGACATAGAAGGTTACTTAAAAGGAAACTATACAAAACATGATGTTAACGCCAGATACGTAGGGGGTACGGATGGACTTTAATGATTCACAAGAAATTAGAATATGCGAGATTGCGGAGAAGATTTACTGGCAAGCAGTGAATGATTCCGGGGGATTATTTGTAGAAGATGCCTCTGATTTATCTGACATAAATAATAAAGTCTATGAGCAAGGTAAATTATTATTGCGCTATCTAAAAGATATCACGTTAGATGAGGAAGAATCCATTATCATAATTGATGAGGATACTATATGAAAGAAAAAGATCCAATAATATATGGAATGTGTGGGTTTGCAAAAGCAGGTAAGAATTATGTGGCGGACCAACTACAAAAATACTTACGAGAAAAGCATGACATACTAGCTCCTCAAGTATCGTTTGCACAGCCCCTTAAAGACCTCACACACAAGCTTTACCCAGACTTGTCTACAGACAAGAGCAATATGGAGGTACGTGAGGCATATCAAAGCGTAGGCTCTCTCTTGAGGTATCATATTGCACCAACAGTTTTTATAGAGGCAATGCAGGAATTAATTTTTTCAGATGAGAGCACGGAACAGCAATACTTTATAATTACAGATGTTCGATATATGAATGAAATTCAATGGATATTAAACGGTAATGAGAAGAATCAAATTATACATATAACACGTACAGGCATCTCTCCGGCAAATATGCATCAGTCCGAGTTAGACCATTTACAAATAAAATTGACTGACAATGTTTATTATCGTCCTAGAATAACTTCGTATAAAAATGAGGATGGTTCTGACCCTACTAAGATTTTTAAAAAGATAATTAAAGTGTGAATCCTGCGCGTTTCATCACACCAACAACTAATTGGTCTGCTAAGTTTTTCCAATACTCTTGTTTGAAAGTTCTAACTTCTCTCCCACTCACTGTGTATCCATGATTGTATTTTACATCGCCTATATAGAAAAATACTTCTATAGAAAATAAATCTTTATCTTCTTTAGTAACATTTAAGTATATATTAGTAAACGGGATGTACGCTCTCCAAGTATTTCGTAGTACATATTTTAATCTATTTTCAATAAAAGTGTTATCAATCATCGTCTTGGCCATGCGCACCAGGCTCTATATCATTCTCAGCCCAACCTACGATATCAATAGGATTAGCATCCTCTAGGCGCACCATTGCTCTAGAGATTAAAGCGCTCATCTCAATTAACATATCTAAGTCCATGCATAGAGGAGGAAGAGGGCAAGTCATTGTCTCACCCTCATTATCTACATATGAATACTCTAGTGCCATTTCCATGTAATTATATGGTTTTGTAGCGTCCCCCACATACAAATCAACAAGTTCCATTCTTGCATCGCTAATTAGATATATGGCACTAGATTCTATATATTCTTCTGTCATTTTTTTAATTTAAAATTAAAAGGGCGAAGCTGGCGGTGTCGTACTAGGAGCTGCTACCAGGTCTGTTGTGTAGTCAACACCGCTAATAGGGTTTATCCACTTAACATTGTTGCGAGTTTTACCCTCATAAGTACTTTGTTCAACCGTAGCTTTTACTCTTTTACCGACAAAAACAGCTTCTGGATCTGCTTTAGAAGCAATTAGATCTTTAGCATCTAGTCCAATACCTTTTAATGTTCGCATAGTCATTGCACGACTCTTCTCGTTATCAGAAAAGTTTAAAATGTACCACAATTTTCGGTTACTACCCTCTAATTCTAATGTTAAAGTAATTTTAGTATTTCCCGCTTTTGACATACCAATTTCTGCTTTTACGATTTCACATTCGTATTCGCCAGCATCTAGTAGTTTAAATTCAACTTGTTCTTCTGCGAGTTTAATATCGCTTTCTGTCAAGATATCCGCAAATGAGATGTTTGCCATTTTTTCCTCTTCCTTTTCTTTATTTTATTATTTATTAGCTAAGAGTTTAGCTCGTTTTTCTTTACGTTCCGCTTTAGCTTTTATTGCTCCAGCTTCTATGGTATTGAGAATTTCAAACACATCTGGACTGGAAATTTCTTCAGAAAGATATCCAGTTCTATCACCAGTGTCTGTGTCGGATCTAGTGCCAACATAAAGTTTACGAGTTTTATTATCTTCTCGGTCAATATATAGAAGTCCCACTACATCAACTACATAAGGAAGCTCTTTTGAAACACTACCTTGCATGTATGGAATTAATCTAACGCTTCCATCAGGGTTATTTACTTCTTCTAAAGTAGCAACAAAAAGCACATTAACTGCCTTTGTTGGGTGTGCTTTTAGATCCCTAAAATTACGAATATTTAAACTCATTTGACGTTTAATTTCTCCCCAATCCTGTATCCTTATAGCTGCTGTTCCAACTTTATCATCTAAACATCTCTGCTGGATCTCTGTTACAGAGTCAATAATGACTGTTTTAAATGGATGCTTACCAGTGTCTAGGAAGTCATATACTTTACTTAAAGTGGTGTATTCGTGAACATAGATAACAACTGTAGTATCTTCATCTAAATCTGTAGGGCACTCTGCACCACTTTCAATATCCCAAATAACTTGTTCAGATGTTAAAAAGTCTGATCCCATTTCAGCATCTAAAATTAAACGGGGGCCTGGTGCTGTATCTACTAACGTAGTTTTTCCTGTTTTTGCTCTACCATAAAAAAGAGCACAAATTTTTCTATCTGACATATCCCCCATCTTTCTTTTAATTTAGTATTTAATGATACATCTATTTAAGCCCATCGTCAAGCTCACCTTAAATTAAATTAAATTAATTTATTTGTATAGCGGTATAAAAAGGATAATTTATCACAATGTTGTATCATCAGTGCTGCACTAGGTGTGTGAACTTATTTTACGTCTTAGCAGTTATCTTAATTGTTGTAATAATAGCTAAAAGCATATAATTTGCACTTTATATTATTTTAATTTATAATTAGAAATAATTATGGAGTCTATTTACACATACACAGGATTGCCAACACTATATCCAGACGGAGCGGTTAGCCTTAATCCTGACGAATATGGCGAAGACTACCCAATTATTAGAGTGCGTGATTCAGATGGAGCTATTACATCCTTACAAGCAATCCGTAGACACCCTGTCATTCACTTACCCTATTTTCCGTATGCGAGAGCGGATCACCCACCTAAAAGTGATCTTTCAACATACATAAACGCATTAGATGCCCAAAGAAAATCTCCTGCTACTATTGTCACGTATGATCCGCACTCTTCGAGTATTCAAACACTAATAGATCAAACAAAGTTTTTAGAATTACATGTGCGAGAACAAGACCTTTTTAATAATATAATTCATTATGTAGAAAATCTAAAAAGTACTAATAAACCGGTACTCGTTGCTACTGAGCGCTATACTAATTTTTTTAAATTAAATAATCCATCAGTATTCGCAGGGTATATCCCATGTGTTAAATTTGCAAGTAATCCTCTACCACTATTAGATCCTGAAGGCTATCAATTAAAACCTAATACTAATTTTATTGTTGTAGATGATATTTGTGATACTGGAGAAACTGTAATAAATATTGCAAAAATACTAGATGTAGTAAAGGAAAGAGTATCCCTTTACGTATCTCACGGTATATTTTCAGAAGGTACTCAAGAGTTATATAAACACTTCTCAAATATAGCAACTACAAATTCATTTATACAACCTTCTGAGGTTGATAATAGCGATATAATTATTTATGCTTTGTATGAGTCTGAACTTACCCACGAAGATTCCGATCCCTCGTCGGATGTTAACTAGTGATAGATGTGTAAATTTTAAATAAGGGTTCCACCCCTATGATTTACACATCTTAAGCTAGAATTTTTTAACAATCACAAAAAGGACATTCTTTTAAACATAACTGACCATCTACATTAAACATAAACCAATGTTTAAGACCATTTTCATCATATTGGTCACCTGCTTTTCTAAGAACAATTTCACCACAATTCGCACAACATATCATCCCATCTACATTAAATCGCAGACTTCCTCCGTAACATGTCCTCATTTGATAACACCCAGTTCACTTAGTGTTTTCTCTGCCTTTTTACGCTTAAATTCTGTCTCAGATTTTCTACGTTTATCAACATATCTACTAAAGCTCTTAACAGCTTTACGATCTAGTAAAGCTAGAAAACGATACGCATTTGCTGCATCATTACAATAAAAGTATGATTTATAAGACTCATAATTAGAAGTTATCCCAACTTTCTTGTCACCGCTATATAAGGCATAGTCATAGCTTAATTTCCAATCATCAAACATTATGCCCCAATTATATTTACGCATGATTTCTCCTAAATTCAATTAACCAATCTTCAATCCTGTCACGATCCGCATACAGCGGTAACACGCTTTCCACAGAATCTAAACTTCGCACCTTTTCAACAATCAAATCAAAAAACGCACTCTCATCTCGAACACATATTTCCCCAGCTTCGAAAATTTCTTCTCGAATATCCGAAACATCAATAACAACTTCTCCGGTTCTTAACAAAGCTTCACACTGAAATAGCAATCTGAAACAATGCCTTGCATGTTTCTTTGTTCTCTTTTTTAAATCGGGATCAAAACCTTCTAACCCAGAATCTACACGCGACTTAAGTCTTTTAGCTTGCCCTAAAACATAGCCACCATAAGCATTACGCACTTTTTTAGTTGAAAGAAAAGCCGAACGCATCTCTATCAACTCTAAAAAATCCGAAGACACATACTCATAATCATCTAAAAACAAAAGTTCAATAACAGTTGGATTACACCCTAATGCTAATGTCAAAAACTTATGTATCTCATGTGAGCAAAAGTCTGGACCACCACGTACACGTGACGTCTTTAACAAATCTACAGCACCAAAGCCATACAGCCGAGTAACATCCACATAATGCACACCCAAATAATCCTTATCCGAATCCGATACATCCAACCCATACGCCACAGACCCAACAAGACCAACAACGAGGGGGGTTTCAGAAGGAGACAATGCACCATATACAAAGTCAATACCAGGAACCATCTCACGAGGAGCAAACGCCATTACACATCACCTGCAAGTTGCTTCAAAGATGATACCAAAGCATTATTTTTGTCCTGTAACTCTTTACGCAAAAATCCAGCTTTAAAATACTCTCGTTCTAACCAAGCAACACGATCTAAGACTTTATCTAAAATCTTCCCATCGACGTAGCCCTTTTCTCTCAAAGAATTAATAACAACATCAGTAAAAACTATATTATCATCACCCTTATAACCAAACTCACATTCTTTAATGTGAAGATACATTTTTGCACAACAATCTTTCATATTAACCTCCTAGAAATCCGCATCCGGATCGCCAACACGAAGCAAAGGCAATCCCATTCCGTACCATTGACGGCACACGGAAATTCTATCATCCAAGACAAATAACACAGCATACTTATCACGAATCTCTCGGTCAAATATTTCTCGCTTCACAATTGTGTCTTTTCGCTTATCACCAGCAGGACGCATAAACAAAGCTTTATATTCTATATCATGTTTTTCCAACCAAGCTTCTGTCTCACTACGACAAACTTCATCACGTCCACTAACAAGTATCACGGGTCGAGACTCATAACCAGATTGTATTTGGTGTACTATATAACTAACTGCAGGACAAACAGCATCTTCTCCTACACGCTCCCAATCATAAGGGGAACGAGAATTATTCTCATCATTCATGAGTGCTAGAGTTCCATCTAAATCACATAATATAACCTCCATTGATCCTTCTGGAGCGACATATTTCTCAGGAGGAGAAACGTGTTCGTAATACATCCTCCAAATAACAGAAGCTCCAACAGAGTTTTCACGCGCAAGATCACGCTTAATACATGTGTCAACATCTGTGTCAACATCTATCACTTCAAACTTAGCGCTGTACTCCGAAGCCAACCCGCGTAAATGATCTTCCCAATTATAATTAGTGTCATCTACAACAACATTTCCGCCCGATTCCAAAACGTCACGAATAATAAAATCACGAACACGAACTACACGTTTCTCACGTTTACCGTTCCAGACTCCGTTGCTCATCATAGAACGAAGGTCATCTTTACATATCCGAACAAATCCTTTTCCTACAAGTTCCTTTGCATAAGTACTTTTTCCACTACCAGGCAGCCCACGCATCATCACTAATTTACCTGTCATTATTTTTCCTCTATATCATTATAATAAACGGTGTGTAACCCCAAAGGTCCACTATATTTTACATACCAACTTCCACCATCTATACTACATTCTCCGCAATTACAGGTCACATAGTTATGTCTGTTTTTAGATCTTATGACCCAACCACACGCTTTACATTGTCCTTGATTGATAAAAACATCTCCCACATCTAACTCACGTCTCCTCGTAAAAGGTGTATCTATGTGTGTGAAATCTACATAGTCTATTATCATTTGTAAAACCTCTCATGTATCCAATTACTATTTACTACACTTTGTACGTGCCAACACTTTAATTCAGGAACATATTTAACCCCTGTTACAGTAGTGTTTATATCAAAATACTTCACCTTCTGCCCTACCTCAAAAGGTTTTGCTTTTATACGCGCACCTTTAAGAAACCCAAGCATCTGAAGCTCTTTAAAATCTCCATCACTCATTCGATCATGTAGATAAATTCTTTGTAAGATACGATCTAATCTTTCTAAATTAAAACCATCACCAAGATGTCTTTCATCCGAACGCTTTGCAATTTCTTTAATCTTTAAAGAAAATAATTCCGAAATTTGATCTAAAATTTTCATACTTCCTCCTTAAAAGGTCTTTCATCACCGTGAGGTTCTAATGCTTTCCAAATAGCTGTGTCAACTTCGTTATCACGTTTATCTAAAAGTAGGAATACACACGAACGTATCACAGGTATGTGTATTGTTTTAAAGATCTCTTGTGCTTGTTCTTTACGTGTTGGGAGATCCTGTACACATACATATACTGAGCGTGCTTCCTGTTTTAACATATAGTGTTCTTTTTTAAAGTAATTTACTGTTTCTTTCACCCAATTATAAAATTCATCTGGGACAAGTTCCAGTAACTCATCTAAACTATCCTCAGCCTTTAAAATCTCCCAAATCCGGTGCTTATTAACTCCTGTTATGATTTTATGTAGTCTGCAATACTCATCAAACTTTAATTTAAGACGTGTGCCATCTGAATAACGGATAACGAACCCCTCACGGTTACTTTCCGCCCCCGCATTAGCAATAAGATGTTCAAAAGTTTCCATATCCCCGTGATATGTAACGCGATCAGGGTGTGGACAAGTTTTAATATCTAACTCTTCACCAGTTTCAGTGTTGATTGCTGCAATTAATATTAACTTCTCATCATCTCCGTAATCTACGACAATTCTATTTTCACGATAAATTACTTCAAATAAATATGTGATACCTTCTAAATATAAATTACCATATTCTTGTACGTATCTATCTAGAATCTCTCTACCCTTTTTTGCTTGGTCTGAATAAAAAGACCCTCGTGTAGCTGTGATGTACTCGTTGTTATGTTTTGCTAATATAAAAAGAGAACCATCTAACTTCTCTGTGACTGAAAATCCACCTTCGGGAATGTTATCGCCCACTTCTCCATAATTAAAAAACTTCTTAAAAGGTCGAGCAATGATTTCACCTTCTCTATTAGTAATTAACCCTCGACACATCATTGTCACGTCATCCCAAGCACGAGAGAATTGTGTGCGGGGGGTGTAGTTCCAAATTAGTAAATCACCGTTGTTATGTTCGCGTCTTGTGACTAACTTATCTTCTACGTATTTATTGTATAAATTTATGTCTATCATGAGTACTTCTTTTTATTTTAAATACTAATAGGAACTATCTCAATTAGCAAGTCAAATTAAATTTTGTTTCTACGCCTATTATTCCAAAATTCAGTTAAGTTTTTGCCGTGGTTGCCACCTATGTGGTACCTGTTATGTTTTCCAGCCTCTAGATTCTTTGATGATGTGTTTAAAGATCTCATCCTCTCTTTGTGCTCTGTTGTAGAAGTCTCCCTAGCCATTAAGCCGTGAGCTTTTCTATATTGTGCCGTATTAGAATACCCATGCACTTGTACAACGTGTGACCCTACCCTAATAAATTCGAGATCACACTCTAGACACTTTATTAGTTCTTGCGCCTGTTCTTGTCTTTTTTGATGTGCGCGTTGTCGTTGATATTGTGCATCACCGCTTACCATGATATATGTGTCAGTCTTTGGTGTAAATCACTACAGTCTAAATTAAAGGTAATGTTATCAATGCTGTATGTAATATTATTTTCAGGTATTGGGAAACTGGGAGGGTTTTTAACAACTAATCTAACTATATTAGATCGAAAACCAATAGCAAACATTTGTTTTGCTATCCAAGCTATGATTATATCGCTTAGTGTAAACTTACGCCTGTTACCAGGTCCAATATCAGTTTGATTAGGTATAATACCACTACTAGACCAAAGATTTAGTTGTCGATATGATATATCTAATATGTCTTCTAGGTCACTACTTAAATATGTTTTCTGTGTCATTTGTTGTTCCGTTTTCTTTTTTAATTTTAATTATATATTAAAAGTATTTACATAGCAAATAGAAAGGTAAACTTCGGAAAATGTTTTTCTGCTACTATTATCCAATTTTTAATCTACGCTTTTTATTTTAAGATTCAAAACTTTCAGCAAATCTACACACGCTTTACCTACGTCTATAGCGTTACAAAAATCACTAGCGTTAATAGCTCCAAGTTTTGGATCCGGTTCTATATTTTTCTTACCAGTAACCAGGCTAAAAACTAGAAGGTTTAGATCTTCCCACTGTTGCAATGTTATCGACTGTTCCATCTAGTTACTCCTCTGTTTGTCCGATAGTTCCAACCAGATTGAAGCAACGAAAATCAACAATATTGTCTGATATAGACTCTCGGAAGCTACTAGCCCTGCAATATAAAGCCCATACATGAGCAATAGTATTGCTATATCTATAGATTTACGGTTCATCTAGTCACTGTCCTGTTGTTTCAAAATATCTAACTGTTCCACAACCTCTAAAGGTTTCGCATGGTCGATACGTGCTTTAGCTATCTCTAGATATTCTGCGTCGAGTTCTATACCAACAAAATCATATCCTAAAGCTTTACATGCGACACCTGTACTACCAGAACCCATAAACGGGTCAAGAATAATAGGTGTACCTGGTGGAGCTATAAGTTTACATAGATAACGCATCAACGCTTGAGCTTTCACAGTCGGATGATTATTTTTTGTAGGTTTTCGATTTTCAGGATTACGATTATTATTTATCAAACCCTGTTCACTATGGGAACCGCCATAATCTATTCTTGCTTTTTCTTCAAATCCGTCTAGCCCAGCGTTACGTTCCACTTTCGACGATTTAGCACAATAAAAAAACCTTGCGCTATCGTTAGGGAATTGTTCTACGATTACGTCTGACCCATCATGGATAAGATGAGAAGGCCAACGACCAGCGGGCATCGGTGCTTCATAGCGATCTCCAAAACCTGAAAAGATTTCATGGTTACTATCTCCTTTGCTAGACCAGTTCTTATCTCCGTGTGTTCTCCGTGGTTGTCCGTCTACTCGACTCGCCTCTATGTTGAGTGCGCCTGTACCGTACTCCAAAACGTTCTTAGCAACAGTAGATTCAGCTAAAGGTTTACGGACTAGCCACCAACACTCCACAGCAGGTTTCAATGCTGTACCATAACCCTCCCAAACGCCTGTGCCAACCGTGTTTTCCGCTTGGCCTTTTTCCTCACTATAAATCCCCGCCCTAGCGGTAGCCCTTTGTGTTGTGCCATCCGCAAATTGTTTCGGAGGAGCAACAGCGCGTTCGTTGCCTTGCAACTTATCCACAGCTTTCCCGACGTTTAATGATTTAGGGAAGCCTGAACCGAACAGATGATACACACAATCTCTGACCTCAAAACCTGCATCTTCCAAAGCCATACCAGTCCAATGAGAAGTCCTCGGCAAAGCCCACACTAACCCATAAGCACCAGGTTTCAAAACACGTAACGCTTCTTCCATAACTTCACAAAGCCAAGCTATCCATTCTTTACGACCACCTTTATGTGAATCCCATGTTTTACCCATGAAACTAATTCCTGCTGGAGGGTCAGTTACCATAGCGTCTATCGAGTTTGCGTCTAGTGTTTTGAGTGTTTCTAACGAATCGCCTAACAATAATTTTGTTTTGTCCATCTAGTTACTCTCCTCGGATACCTCAACGTCAAAACTAAATAGATCAGCAATATGTTTAGGTATCTCCACCCATTCACTATCACCTGATTTACCTAACAAGATTGTCCCATCTTCGGGGCAGCAACCGATGTACCCAGGTCCATTAGACCATAAGTTTTTGATTAGTTTAAGTGTTCTATTTGCTGGTTCCGTTAGTTCATTCATCATTTACTTCTTTCTTGTTTTCCATCGCTGTTTAATGTCAGGCCATATAAACCATATTAAGCCTATAAAGAATATGTAATCTATAATTTTCATCTAGTCCTCGCATTCGTGGTCGGTACATTCACAACATCGTGCGTCACTACCGTATTTTTCTAGCTGTTCTGCACATACCCAATGAGTACCATGTTGGTGTGGTACGCCATCACTCAAATGTTGCCCCACTTGGTTTAACTGGTTTTCGTCCATCTAGTTACTCTCCTTAGATA